AGTATATAGTCAGCCCCACTAACCTGAAGAGCTACGCATTCAATCACGGGGCCACCCTACTTACCTATAATGGTGGGGAGCTATTTCGTCGGGGGGTACTAGAACGGAATGATCAGCAGATAGCGGCCGCTCTCCTTTCCATAGCTGATTCGCGTCTCTTTAGTAATAATAGCAATATCAATATAGACACTGTCTATATAGAAATAGCACAGTTGGCAGCGCAGGGGCGGCTCGGTAATTACTATCGTGACCTCTATATGTCTACTATGCTGGAACTTATGCAGAGTGATAAGCTAGGAGATGGCTCCCCTCATCTCGAAATAGGTAGGAAGCTAGTACGCGGGAGCGACGGTGCTATTAATAGACTACAGAGTCCTGTTCTAGGGGCCATTGATATATCAGAGATAATGACAGCCCTGCGTAGTGGAACTAGTAGTGGGTCATTATCTAATAAGGTAGGTCTGATAGTAGATGCAGCAGATGCAGCGCGCAGGGGTTATGTAGATACTGGGGCTATGGGTCGCGGCTTTGAGCGCGCTGCTATAGCCGGTAACCTAGAGATTATGATGCAGCTCATGTCACTTAATAATACCCTAGAGCTCAATACTACGCCAGTGACTGGTAGCGATAGTATATCTCGTCATGCGTATGCGGCTATGAGCGTTATAGCAGGCGTTACGCAGGCAGATGAGATAAGCGTAGGCCAGGAAAACGTGGCCGTTATGCTCGATAGATTGAGTAATTACTCTCGCTATGTAGTGCTATATAATGCCGTGATGGGTAGTAGCTCTAAGGTGCCATTGAGTAGTAAGGACACTGCGCAACTAGAAATGCAGCATATAGTATCTAGTCCCTTCATGGCTAACGTGGATAAATTCAAGCGTGATGGTAGTGTTGATAGTATGCGTAGGGCTATCCTTGGCGTCATGAAGATGGCTATAGGGGCAGACCCCAATAAGATGGCGGTGGATGATATTCCTATGTATGACCTGGCTGGTCTAGACTTCCATGCTAATTCTACGCTAGGAGAGATATTACTAGGAGTGTATAACGATGCGCGGGCCCCACTAAGCGATATAACTAATCTACGCGAGCGATACCGGCAGTTCCACACTGCATTGTCTCTACTCGAGAGTGCCAGTGATACTGACATGGTGTCGTATACTAGAGGGTCGGGCCCTGATACTACTAATGTTACTCATACTATACTTGATGAGATAGCGACATGGATGGGCCAACCTGCGGGGACTGATAGAGATACTCTACGTAATGTAGTACGCCAGTCACTTCGTGTCCTGAAGAATGATATATATGCCCATGCGTCCCGCTGGCGTCTAGCAGGAGATAAAGTACTGGGTGTAGAGGCCACTGAAGCTACCGTGCAGTCAATGGGCCAGAAGAATCTTCGTCGTATAGCTTATGAGTTTCCCTCCTTCCGTATAGAGGGAAATAACGTTGTATTCAATACAGCTATTAAGGAGAGGGGATTTATCCTGAGTCCTGAAGATGTGAGAATAGCAGGTATTCAGTTCGGTAGCCACGAGAATGAGATAGCTGCTGCTACAGTAGATAAATGGGTTATGCTGGCCCCCGGTAGTACAGTACGTGATATCTTCGAGAAGGTAGCCATTGAGTCTAGTTCGAGGACTACTATTGAACTAGAGGGCCTCAGTGACTTCCAGATACAGGAGTTGACTAGGTTCCAGGAACTCAATAGCACCTATGAGGCCCGCGTTTATAATGACCTGGCGAGCGCATATCTGCAGCCTATCACTGGTAATAAAATAGGCGTGACAGGTACTACTGGCGTAGGGGCCGCTAGCTGGTATGTACCTGTGCGTGGCGCCGTACTAGCAGAGGCCACTATGGAGCGCTTCGGTACGCGAGGTAGTCAGACACGAGAGGAGATACTTACTAGATTAGGAGACCATCTCAAGAATAACCTGTCTGTTATTGGCCAATCAGGTGATAAGAGAATTGGTCGTAGGTTAATACAACAGCAGATATATGCTATAACCGAGGGACTCAGTATAGCGGGCATGTATGGGCTGGAGACAGTAGTAGATAAAAGTAAGAACTTCCAGAGTAGGATAGCCGGTATAGAAAAACTGGCTCCTGGTTTACAGGCAGCTGAATACGCTCATCTAGAGATAGAAATTAAGGCCGAGATGGATAGATTCAGTAGCATGAAATTCAGCGGTAGCGGGGATTCTCTGGTATCTACTCTAGGTGAAGCCGAGATGGGCACAATACTGGAATCTCTGCCTGGAGCTGAAACTCATAAGTATAGAGATCTGGGTCACTTACCTATTATTATCTCTGGGCTCATGATAGGTAGTCAGGGCCCGGCCCGCTCTATCATACCTGATAATATGCGGATCTACATTGACACTAATGCATTAGGTAATAGGTTTGATAACCTGGATCTACTACAGGGTCGTGCACGTAAGAATCCCATAGACCTATCCTTCTTCAGCGATACGCGTGGTAAGGATGGTGCTGAGATGCTGAATACATTCTCTACTAGACTAGATAGTCTAGAGAGAACTATTAATGACGTAACCTCTGCTGTAGATACGTATTTAGAAGGTAAGAGCCCGCGGGGCACTGATTTACATAATAGAGGCGTGGCTCTCATAACTCAGTATAGGAAGCTGGTAAGTGATGCAAACGCCGCCTATGCAATGGAACTAGATCCAGTTATGGCTAATCGTGCAGCGCGCGATTCATTATTCATAATGAATAGTACTCTGCAGGCTGATATGAGTATATTCTTCACTGAGCTGGAGTTAACGAGAGCCTGGATTCAACGTAGCCCGCCCCCTGGGAACACCCATCTCGATAAGCTGGTGTTCGGATTAGATACACTCAATAGTATCAATAACATATACCGAGACCTGACTGGCAGTGGCTTTAACTTCTTTGATGATACTCGTAATAAGTCATTGACTCTACTTAATCCCATCAGCTTTATAGCCAGTAACCTAGGAGACTTCGACGGGGATACCTTCAGCGCTATATTCTTCAATTACTCTCAGATGAAGTTGCAGCGCGATGATATGCTGGAACGCGCTAAGGAGCGGCGGGAGATGGCATCTCAGGCTGCTGATCCCGCTAAGCGTACCATTCTAGAGAAGCAAGCTAGCGATTTAGAGACGCGTGCCAGTGCTCTACTGGATACTATACAGCAGGTAACCACTAATGCTAGTTGGAATGAGTATACCGACTCAGTGTATAGCTGGGTAGCGGGCTATATGAAATTAGATAAGGGTATGCTGGAACAGAGAGGTATAGAACATGCCCTGGTACTAGTAGAACAGGCCCGCGGTCTCTTCGGTATGATGGAGGATGTATACGCGCGTATACACCCAGCTCACGAATCCCTATTAGAGTTAATACAGCAGAGTAGAACCGATAGTGCAGTTGATATAGTTAATAGATTATCTACCTCTACAGACCAGAACATACTAACCGATCTCGTTAATAATCCTGATATAGGGCCATTCGTGCGGGCTAGTCTACATGATATCCTGAGCGCTACAGGTAACGATCAGGAAGAGAAGGCATATGACTTCCTGCATAAATTAACTGCTGTTAATGCTCGCGATAATCTCAGTAAGTACATGAAGCGCGCTGATGGTAGTGTCATGAGCGGCGGTCAATTTGATATGATGCAGAAGGTACTGGGTCAGGCAGGTAGTGTAATCCTCGGTAAGACATATAATACTACCGTGGGTATGCTATACGAGCGCTCCCCCATCATGGCTGTATCACACGCACTAGAGAATAGCTCGGCCCTACAGGATGACATACGTCGTATACTAATCGATCAGGGTATAGCAAGTGGCATGAGCGCGAGTGATGCTAACCTAGAGGCCGATAGTAAGATAGCGGATATACAGAGACTGGCCCGCCAGAGTAGGACAGAGGTAGGCGAGGTAGGCACATTCCTGCAAGAGATACAACAAATGCTGCGGGATGCTATTAAGCCTAAGATGGGTGGCGCTGAGTTCCTAGAGAACTTATCGCAGTACCATAAGCGCTTTGTAGATGCCGTCGATGATGTGGAGCGCCAGCGTGTAGTGGATGATATGAGTAAACTACTACCGTCTATAACTCCTCTATTTAAGTTAGATGCGTATATAGAAGCTCATAAAGAATTACTGGCATCAGCTACTAATGATGCTCAGGACTCTAAGATTAATGATCTACTGACTAAACTCTCCATTGGAGAGGCTGAGCAGTTAGATTTATCTCGTCGATTGAGTGTACTGCGAGGAGATGAGATAGGTACTCATAGCCGCGCCCTCATAGCCAGCTATCAACTACGACAGGACCTAGTAGGTATGGCGGCTGTATTCGCCTTTGAGCGGGCTATGCCAACCGATAAGGCAGGTAACCCCATTAGCTCTGGTAGAGGCCTAGCAGAGAGTGTGGAGACCTACATAAATAGCGAGCCCGCGCGGGCCGCTCAGATAGATGCCCTCATAGCAGGTGGCATCACTAATGGCCTCACCGAGATGGAGATAGAAGTAGAAGAGTTCCAGAACTTCACTCGTGATGTAATAGGAGATAAGCGCTTCCAGGATATGGGTACGAATACTAAGCGTATATTAGCTATGAACTTCCTACGTAGTAGGGAGAGTGCATCACTCTGGGCTAATACTGATGGCAGTAAACTACTGCGCTTCGCTATTAATGATAGTACCCGCTCCACACTATACGGAGGACAACTAGAGGATGTACTCGGTCAGGATCTGATTACTGCCGCTGGTGACCCTACTGGCTTAGGAGCTAGTCCGCTAGTTAGATCACTGTTACAGGCTGTATCGGCCGGGAAGATAAACGAGCCTGAGCAGGTAGCACGGGCCCTCGAGTCTCTTATGGATACCTTCACTCACGCTGATGGTAAGCGCTATGAAATAGCAGATATCTTTAGTGTGTTACTCAATAGCGGCACCCCTAGCCCAGCTGATAAGGAGATAATAGAGTTTATTCAGAAGACAGTTCTCACAGATGAGATAGCCACTAGTCGATTGGTTACTTATGTTCGCGCTACAGCACTAGGTCAGCAGGTAGATACAGCCGATAGACTAGTAGAGGAGCTACGAGACTATGAGAGCCGTGACGTCGATACGCGCTATATAAAACTACTACAGGATATGGGTGTCGCCCCAGATAGGGCTAAGGAGTTAGCAGCTCGTCGGCGCGATTATCTACTGGCCGGCTCACCTCCTGATGTGGACCCACTGGATCCTCGCCCGCGACCAGACCGCCCCCTCTTGCGCGTAGCAGATGATCTACCTATTCTTAACAATACTGCCGGTAATATAATGGATGTACTTCTATTCCCCCTAATGGCACTGGCAGGAGATATGATTAGTAGTGGCGGAGCCCGCCCCGAGGCAATGCAGCAGACTATGGGTAATATGCTAGGCGCTATGGCCTACGTAAGCGCCCCAGCAGGTAACCAGTTGGGACGTTTCGCCGCAGGTACTCTGATGAGTATGGGATTCAAGGGACGCCTAGCAGGTCAACTACACGAGGACTATACAATTGGTGTCGGTATGCTACTAGCACAGGAGATAGCCTTTGGCGCAACAGCTCAACTGGCAGGCCGCTATATCATCAACCCATTCGTAGAGAAGACACTCGGTAAGGCTCCCACAATAGACTCTGACCCATTCGCGGGCCTGCGTAATGTAGCTAGCAACGTCATCACGGGGGCATTGAGTCTCGTATCAGCAGGCTTCGTAAATAAGTTACTCCATCGTGGGTTAGAGGTCAGTATGCAGCGTAGTGTAGCCCCCGTAGCTCTAGATGCTGTTAGCGCCGGTATACGCGCTACTCAAGAGAGTATGAATAGAGCTCGCATGGAACGAGAGGATAATGCTGAAACCGAGGTCGTAGATGACGCGGGCTCCCCTGTTGAGTTCTTCGTACAAACTATATTCAATGGTGATGAATACGACACCTATGACGCCCTCTATATGAGCGACCTAACAGTAGACCGTCCTAATAGTATGGCCTATCGAAATGAGAGCGAGAGTTACTCTATGGATCTGGTTTAACTAGCTTTTCTATCATACGCAGTGGCACTATATTGCAGGTAGCCACTAGCGCAGTACTGTGCACATATTGATTAGATAACTCTATCAAATTACCTGACTTATCGAATAGTAAAAAGCGGCACTCGATGGGACCATTAATGGGGGGCACCTCAAAGCGAGTGAAGTGAAATGGCTCATCCGCAGCGGTCATCCCAGCGAATATTATAGTCGGTAGTGATGTTATCTCGTATGTGAGTCTATAGTCTGAGAGTGTTACCATGCTAATTGAGTAGGACTTACGTGAACATTAAATTCTAATATGCCCCGCTCCATCAGCATGGCGCATATATATCCTATATTATCGCCTATATCGTCTTCTATGGCTAGTACTGCCTCGTATGGTTCTAACTTCTCTACTATAATATTGTCCTCCTCCGCTGTCTGTAGCCAGCCAAAGGCATCCTCTCCTATTGTATGTGACCAATCAAGAGACTGATGCTGTGAAAATGTAATTGATATATAAGTCAATGTATAACTCCTGATTTCTTAAGGTAGTGTCCTAAGTAAACATATAGTAGCTTAAGGTGCTGAAGATAGGTACGATTAACTCCGCGTAGTAATCTTTTACTTATTCTAATCCTAAGGATATCTATATCAGCCGGTGTATCTAGGTAATATAAATGTAGGAGCTGGCGCATGTCCTCTGGCTCCAACTCCTCTAACTTCACCTTATCTAGTGGCGCTAGTAGTATTAGCTTGTCCATGATCCATTCCCCTGGCGAGCCCAGTAATTATCTACTAATGGGGCTGTATCCCCACCGTTATTCCAGAAGTTCTGCGGCATACTGCTCCTATTGGGGGGTAATAATCTGGTCTCTAGACTAGAGCCTACGGGGTGCTGTAGTATATCGCTCTCTCCTGAGTGATTTATCTCAGGACTGAAGCGAGAGAATAGATACTCTCCCCAGAACTCCACGGTTACGGTACAGGGGGCCTCTAGTAATAATTCTAGTAGTTTAATACGTATAATAGGCCAGTGCAATAAGAATATACCACTGACTACCTGGGCCGGCCCATCAGGAGTCTGTAGTATCTCTACCGTGTGAGATACGGGGGGATCTACGACTACACGGGCGGCCACCCTCTTACCTGCATTGACTAGAGGTAATACATAGGGCGTAGTAGGAAAGGTCCCCTGCTCTTGAGTGGGTACCTCAATGGGATTACCGCCTGCATCAAGGCCCTCTCCTAGTGATGGCCAGTCAGCGGGACGCCGCCATACTAGCGTATCCACACACTTAGGTCTATAGTGCTTCTCCTGCCTATACGTATTAATACGCTTCTGCCACTGCAGAAAATCACTATCACTGGGCGGGCCCATATTATAGGGATTAGACACTGAGCTAGAGTATACGTCCTCGTAGAAGGGGCGTATGAGTCTATAGTAGTGGTCTGCCTCATACACACGAGAATATTGACCCAGGCTGACCATATCTAATCGTACGAGATCTGTTTCGTTGAAGCGTATCTCGTGATATCGTCTACTATACACGCGGGCCCCCTGTGTGGTAACCTGCTGCTCTCCTACTACCCATTCCTCCTCCAATTCACTATTGAACTGCTGTATGACGGCATTAGTAGTAGTGGGGGGTGAGCTTATGGTGGCAGGCTGTGGATCTCTATTAAATGTAAGCATCAGTCTATGAAGGTATCCTCACTACCTGTTATTATAACGCCACAGAAGACCTGATCTATAATACTCACGGCGGGTATGCCATTAATAAATGTGCGCGGGCTGCCAGTGATAGCAGGGCCCGGCACTGACTTGTCTCCTATTCGTATGGCGGGTCTACCATTAATCATAGTATCAGGACTACCTGTGTAGAAAGGCCCGTCGGGTATCCTGGGGCATATGCTTCTCACCATATCTCCTATCCTGCACGCTGGAAACATCTGGTCTACTATCCTCCTTGTGATTGCAATTAATCATCATATGATTACTGGTATCTATACTCAACTCCCCCTGACCTACACGGATTATCACTCCCTCGTAGTCTACTGTGAGATACGGGCCGGCCCATGTAAGATGAGCTCGACTCAGTAGGCGTGCTAGAGCTAGTAAACTACTTAAGAATCGTATTAGTTTCACCATCATGCTCCGACTTACCGTACGTGTGTTCTAGGGCCTGCTCTATTACAAAGATACCCTCGTCTTCTAGTGCTCGCATCGAGTCCTCCTGATTAACCTCGGCTGAGGGACAGTCTAGCAATTCTATCTGCTCCTGAAGCCAGTCACATCCACTCTCATCTAGGCTATTGTAAGCCATATGAACTGCTAGTTCTATCTGCTCGGCCTCGGTGAATAATAGGGCGATGACATCTAGAATAGCCTCAGTGGCTTCCTCATCTCTCTTGATTACTGCTGCTACTAGTAGTTGACTAGCACAATCTTCGAGTTGTGTGTGCATATTTTTCAATGACAATACCATACTTCAATCCATTCTAGACTATATTCTATGTATAAAAGTAGTACCCTCGTGATATGGAGTGGCCTTTCTCTATGGGACAGCCAACCTATAGTAGTTCTCGCCAGTGGATTCCAGCGCCCCAGTATGAACCGTAAGACGGGCTTTATGATACAGACATATATTCTGCGTCAGGAGGGCTCGCCTATATCTAATATACAGTCTGGTGCTGATAGTAGTATATGCGGTGATTGTCCTCTGCGGAAACGGGTGTGTTATGTGGATCCGCGGGCCTCTAATAACATCTGGCGTATGTGGGAACGCGGTGATCTCGATACTTGGAAGAACACTACGTTACCATTCCCCCTGCGCCTGGGAGCCTATGGCGATCCAGCTATGATGCCCCTCTCTGCCTGGCTACCTCTGATTAATAAGGCACCGGGATGGACTGGCTATACTCATCGATGGCGTGATTGTGACCCTGAGTGGCGCAACTACCTCCATGCTAGTGTAGAGTCATATGAGGATTTAAAGCTGGCCCACTCTATGGGCTGGGCTACCTATCGGGTTGCTATAGATGGTGAGCTACCTATTAGGGGAGAGCAGGCCTGTCTCTATTCAGTTAACGAGACTCAGTGTAGCGCGTGCCTTAAATGTAATGGTAATACAGGTAAGAACATAGTCATACCGGTACACGGCGTGGCCCATAAGATACAGGTATTCAATAAGCTTAAGTCAGCTATGCCAGATCTAACTCAAGGCTGATTAGTATTGATTGACTTTGAGAAGGTTAAGTGTTGCGCCCTCAATCAATCTACTATGGCAGAGAGTAATTTTCAGTAATAATTGGCATTAATATGCTGCCGCCACCAGAAACAGCGCTAACTACTATATGAAAGTGATCTTCTGGTGTCGGTGGGGTTGACATAACCCTTACTAGACTATTCACTTCTAGATTTTGGTTACTAAATAATAAGAACGGCCTCGCTATTCCCAGTGGATAATTAATGCCGTAATCGGTAGTGCCGCTATCTCTAAACATAAGATCGGTAATATTGGCACCAGGAGTAGGAGTGACGCAATTAATAGATCCAATAACTACCACAGGTTGAGAGGGTTGCGCGCCGCCTCCTCCTCCAGGTACCACCATATCTTTGTATCTTATAAAATTACTACCGCCAGATCCAACATAGTCCAGTGGATAGCTGTTATTATTGCCAAAATAAGCTACGGATGCTGGATCCTCGCAGTATCCAAAATAGTGAAAAGATGTCTGGCCACTATATGTAGTTAATCCAGTATTAGTCGCCGCGAACATAGCAATCCCCTTATCATCGGCACAGGCGTAGAAGTATCCTGAGGCTGCGCTATACGGGCTTATTGTTGTAGATCTTGTGTCGTTAAGTTGAGTTTTTGTGGCATAGGTGTGCCCTAAGAGCGACCAGAAAAATGGGTTAGTTCCAACATTATTATTAGCACGTTCCATTGACACCCTATGCCGCCCCTGGCTAAGACTTTCAGTTACATCTCCCAACTGGATTAAATCAGTATCAACTTCTGGAAATCGAAGATTAATTAGCGTCCCATCCGCTCTGACAAATCGATGTGTCGATGTGATGCCAATAGCATCCAGGAATAAAAGAAAATTAGGCATATTAAAATATACTCCGCCAACCGCAGATGTACGCCAACCATAAGTTGCGTATCCGTATCTCGAGCCGACAATAGGTAACGTCATAAATTAACTCCTAAATGATAAATTAACTCCTAAGTGAACTAAGCGCTTCCCGTAATAACATTAACTGTATCTCTTATGTATGTATGTCCCTATCTGGCTCATTACCGTACCTAGCGTATATGCTAGTATCTCCTCATCATCATCTATATCCTCTCCTAGTTTAAGTAGACCCTTCAGTCTCAGATATGATGTGGCTATGTGTAGAGCCTCATGCGCTATTATACCGGCATCTAGGTAAGGGAGACATAACCCCACCCATCCCACTCTACTATGTATATAGCCATCCTCATTTACATTATAGTCTGGTATTACTATGGCCTTATAGTCTACTGTATGACCCCCTCTCTTCTGGTGCCCCCATAATAGTAGAGATCCCACAGTGTCGTGAATGCGGGCCTCATAGTAGTGACTATCCTCCTCTAGCATATAGTTGTCTCTACTCGGATATATACGGAACCTCCCTGTTATCATGTCAGCACTGCCTGTATTCTCTTCCAGTGTTCTAGTCTATCTGATAACCCTATCAGCCCGCCATTGATACGTCGCGTTACCTGCCTGAATGCGTCTATATCATTCTTGTCTGCTATTTCATTTAGCCCCCGTGTTCTCCAGTAGTGCGCTGCTATGCGTGCTGAGTTGACGGGCTCCTTTGCTAGTTCTGGGCTATCTACTAGCGGTAGCCCTAGCATATTCCCCATGTTTTGGTAATTGGCCCGGCCCGTTAACTGAAATAAACCTCTACCCCTGAATCTTCGCCCATCTCCTACCTTTATATTACCGAGGTCTCTCCTGCCCTCGTATCCCCTCTGTATTGGTGTGGGCCCCCATATCTCCTCATCGTAGCGTAGGTTCCCTGACTCGTGCATCAGCTGAGCTAGGAACATCGCTATACGCGCGGGCTCCTTTATATTACACTCCTCCATCGCTGCCATTAGGGGCCTGTAGTATCGATCTCTATCTCTCTTAGAGGCGGGGGCTAACGCTAGATCGTATTCTCCTCTCGTCATTACTTCATCATCTGATAATAATAGACGCACAGAGCCTGGCCCTATTAGGTCGGGCTCCGCTTGATTATTTGCCTCCTTCCACTCCTTCCACCTAGCCTCTGTCCTCGGCCCCATTACCCCATCTACTACTAAACCACCTAGCTCCTGTTGTAGCTCCCGCACCTGCTGACTATTTAACTCTTGCAGCCGCATTGCTCTATCAATGTTTCTTAGCATACTTCTACTTGTATTAGTATGCTAATGCTCCTTGTCTTGTATGGGGAGGGGTAGGCATTAGTATCTCCAGCGGGGCCCCTTCTTTCCTCCTGCTCTCCACCCCCTCGTTAACCCTAGGTGCGTGAAGCCCCTCCCACTCTGGGCCCCCCACCCCAGCGGCCCATACCAATGCTCGTCTAACCATCTCTCGAACTCGATTAGCTCGGCGGGGTCTATGGGCGCTATGTCTACTGCTAGCCCCTCTATATGCTGACTATTATCCACTCCTCCTACTGCCCTGTTAATCGCAAGGGGCCTATACCAACTCGTTACTATAATGGGCTTACCCCACTCTTCCCTTATCTTATCTAACTCCTTAGCTAGTCTCATTATATTGTCTTGGATGACCTTACTCGTTGGTATGCGCGCCGCCTCCCCCTTCGTTACTTCTCTCACTGTGAAGTACTTACTCACCTTACTCGTCATATCCGTCCAGTTTATCTCCTCTAGTAATAGACCTATAGAACCCGGCCCTATTAACCCCGGTTCCCCCATACCCTTACTCCTCTTCCAGTCCTCCCAGGCCTTCCTCGTCATTGGCCCCATTATTCCTGTCTGCTGTATCCCTAGCCTCCTCTGTAATTCCCTTACCTGTATCTCACTCAACTTCTCTACCCTAACCGCTCCCTTGATGTCCTCTAACATACCATTACCTCCTATATAACTGGTCCATACTACTACACCTCTCTGCCTCATTATTGAGCTTCTAGATTCTCGATATTTGCTGGCGGTATTTGGGTGTATACGTATTAATACCTAGAGCTCTTAGATTCCATAAACTTGCTGGCGGTATTTGGGCGTATTATAGGGTATATCCCCTCCCCCACCCGGCCCTTCAATTGGCCCCTTTTTCCTTCTAGTGGTCTATAACCCTAGGAGGGTATATGAAATCATTAGCTCTAATTATCAGCGTCGTAGTAATTCCTATTATCTTCATGACGGTATTGGCCAGCCAGCTACCAGAACGTGGAGACGGCCAGAATATACCGACTGTGCGTCAGGAGTATATAAACATGAGATAAGAAAAGGGGTCTGGGCAGGGCCCCTTTTTCTTCTGGTGATCTATAATCTCCAGGAGGAGACATTATGAAATCTATCAAAGACGATATACTCGGTTTAATTGTGGCTGCTGCACTCGTGCTCGGCGTGAATGGTCTAATTCTTGGCGCCTTCTACCGGGTTGTCTGCTACGACTACCCCGCACTGTCAATGTGTAAGACTGATAAATAGGTAGATAAATAATAATTAAGGGGCAGCAATGCCCCTTTTTTCTTTCTGTGAACACTAGTCCACAGGAGAACACCTATGATGAGTATATATAAACATCTTCCCAGGGAGTATGACTACGCCTATCGTGGTCATACCAACGATCACTTAGATTGGGATCGTTGTAGCGAAGTTCTTTATGCCAGCCGCAGTTTGGCAGTGGCCAAGGACTTCGCCCGTGGAGGATACGGGTCAGTCTTCATCCTTGCTTTCGACGGGAACGTCGAAGCCCACCGCCCCTGGTGGTACGTCGAAGACGACCCAAACTACTACGATGAGGTTGCATTACCAACCAGACGCATAGTCTGGTCTAAGATGGTAATATTCGGCGGTGAGTTCGTCGTCGAACCAGTAATTAACTGGAACCCAGGTTATATCAAGTAACTTGGGGTAATTTAGGGAGTGTAATGCTCCCTTTTTCTTCTAGTGAACTTTAAACCTTAGAGGAAGATTATGTACGTTCTTAATTCTTTCCCAAACTCCCTTTACCCTACCACGCCGGGTGGGGCTATCACTAGTACTTGTATTTCAGAGGAAGAGACCCGCGCTCTCCTCTCCACTACTGAGTGGACAAGTGCTCTCGGACACCTCTCTACGGCGGAGCTCCTCTCCGCCCGTCTCGGAGTAAACATACCCGTGAATCGGGTACAGGTGCCCTCGGGGGCCGAGTATATTGTATGTTTATTTGTCAGCCCCCGGCGGCTGGCAGAAGGAGAACGATGGACGGAGGAGGATATACTCCAGTTCAACATCAACTACATCCTTGTTAAGTAGTTGATAGAAGGGGCACTGCGCCCCTTTTTCTTCTAGTGAAGTTAACTCCTAGGAGGATATATGAAGCTAGATAAGTATGATATAGCATACATTGTATGTATGCTATTCCTAACAATTACTTGCTCCGCCATTGTTGGTGGAGTAGCCGTGGAATCCTGTTACGGAGACCCGAAGTCTCCACTCTGTGAGGAGGTGAATAAATAATAAATAATAAATAAGGGGCCTTGGTAAGGCCCCTTTTCTTTTAGTGATCTTATAACCCTAGGAGGGATTATGAAATACACATTATCTTACATAGCGGCTGTTGCCGTCATCCTTGGCGTATGCGGCGCTATCGTTGGTGGAGTATACCATGAGGCCTGTTATGGACCTCTACCGTCTTCACTATGTGAGGTAGACAAAGAGTAGTAGTTAAGGGGCCTGGGCGGGGGCCCCTTTTTCCTTCTAGTGATCTATAATCCTAGGAGTACATCATGAATGGTTTACAGATGGAGAAAGTAGTGTTACGCCTAGTTGAAGAGTTAGGCTTCGAGTGTCCGAAGCCCCGAGAGATATGGAATACGGGTTATCTGTATAACCAGGCGCGTGATCTCGCGGGTGAACATCTAGAGCTCAACTCCCGAGGCGGTGTCCTTCGTCGTCTCGTCCCCACTGATGATTGGGGAGTACTAGACCGGGTATACAAGGTGGACGTAATAGTCCGCCAGTATACTGGCGAGCTATGGGCTCTTCAGCTTACTACCGACGCCGAGGCAGTAGATAAGAAGCTGGGCCAGTTATGCCGTACCGACAGTCTTCGTTTGGCTGTTGGCATCACCAAGACCTGCTTGGTAGAGATTAAACCCCCTCAGCCTACCTGGGAGGGGCTCGGTCTGACTAGCCGGGTGGACCGAGATCATCTCGAGGAGTGCCTCTATGGTCTCTTCGAGACAATAGAGAAGAGTGATAAACTTCTCTATTACCAGCTAGACTTAAGCTGGTTAAAGTAATTTAATTAAAAGGGGATATGCTTTATCCCCTTTTTTCTTCTAGTGATCTATTAATCCTAGGAGGAATTATGAAATTAGGTAAGTACGATATCGTCTATATTGTCTCTATCATAATATTAACATTTAGCTGCTCCGCCATTGTTGGCGGAATAGCCGTAGAGGCCTGTTACGGAGACCTGAAATCTTCACTCTGTGAGGAGGTAAATAAATAATAATTAAGGGGTCTTGATAAGGTCCTTTTTTCTTCTGGTGAATTTTAGTCCCAGGAGGACAATTCTATGTCTAAGTTTATCAAATCCGCCAAAACCAAGGCGGCTCGCCTTCAGCTTGCCTACTCCCTTGAGTGGGAGGCACAAGCTGAGTTAGGAGCTGACCCCGCTCCCTACTATTTCTCTCTTTATAACGTTCTACTTGAGTTCCGGCAGTGGCTGGAACTCAATCCACATACTCCCTGGAGTGAGTGGGAGGAGTGGAATAGTCTATCCAGCTCCCAGCGCTGGATTATCTCTCGGGTCATCACCCGAGAAGTAAGCTTGGAGGAAGCAAAGGAGGCGCACATGGTGCGCCTGCGCCTTATCCGATACCTTCGTTTAAACGAGGGTATCGGACTCTCTTATGAGAAAGAAGGGGTTTGGTTCGAGGAGCTAAGAACTCCTCAGCTGGCTGAACACTTAGTAGATCTAGGTGTTAAGTACTGGTGGGAGGTCAAGCGCATCCTCCCTCTATGGGAGGATGTCCGCACCCCTGGGCGGGTATGGAACTCCGGTTACCAACCGGATCACAGTAAAGTGTTAAGGGTAGCGCTTACCCCAAACTATAACCGCTTACCCATTTGGGTTAAGCGGGTACTGGTTCATATGTCTGTTCCCACCCGCATTGGTAACGTATGGGATCTAATCCCAGCTGCGCGGACATGGAAATATAACACAGAGATTCCCAAATCTTTAGCCGTACGGCTGGGAACTATGTACAAGTCCCGCCCAGACCTCCGAGCCCTTGCTGGGGTCCTCTGGAAAGAGGAGGGGGGACAGTGGGATCGGGCGCGCCGTCGTTCCCGTACCGAACGCATCGCTGCCTTCTGGCAGCGCTTTAATGAGGTGTGCCACTCGGGGCGCACGGCCATAGCCCAGTACTTATGGCTTAATGGCCACAAGCGCCTAGCCCTCCGTAAATTGTACGGGGAACTTAGTTGGGCTATTGAGCGCCCTTTGCTCAAAGCCTTTAAAGAGAACGAAGAAACTATATTTGGGGAGGAGGGGTATATACCCACCCTGAAGGTAGCAGTAGCTAATAAGCTATTGCTACTACGGGAGAATCCTCCAGAGTACCTCGTCCCATTAGTAACAACTTTCGGAAGCCGCTCTGAGGAGTGGCTCACTAAGATGGCCAAGCTCGGCTACAGCGAGCATGACGCCACTTACTGGCTACCCCTCGGCGGGCAGGGATTGAGCGAGTTCCTATTCGCACAGGGGGAGCGCCTACGCCAGCGCTCCACCTCATTTTCTGAACTCGGCTTAATATGCCGAGTCTGGCACAAACTGAGCGTGGAGGAGCGCTCTCTGCCATTCCGTCTACTGGTGACGGTATGTAAGACACGTAAGTACGCAAGTATTAACCACCAGGGGTTTGCCCTGGAGTGCGCCAATTGGGGTGTATCTGCGCGGGATTACAACTACTACGAGGGGCGTTTTATACGTTCTCTACAAATACCAGATTTCCTTTCGGGGATTGATGCTACCCGGGATGGAATCCGCGCCTACTTCCTCCCCCGGGAGGATACGCGAGGGCTCTTCCTCGGTGAATATACTAACTGTTGCCAGCACCCAGACGGGGCTGGGGAAACCTGCGCTTGGTATGGGCAAGAAAAGCGCAACTCCGGATTCCTCATATTCGAGGATAATTCAGGAATAATAGCGCAGTCCTGGACCTGGATTAACCAGTCCGGGGATCTGTGCTTCGATAATTGCGAAGCACTTGGGCTAGGGCAACGAGAGCCCACGGTTATTCTTCTCTACGAAGAGATAGCCCAGAAGATTCTTAAGATGTGGTTCATCAAAGGGGTGCGCCTCGGAGCAGACGGGTATCTCTATAATGCCTTCGTCAATCGGGTGCTCCTCGGAGCAAACGGGGATCTCTATGGTGCCTTCGACGCATGGGGCGAGCCACTTAAGGTAGGACGGTCTCTTCTACCAAAAGACTATCAAGATTACACGGATGCTAAGCGCGTCTATGTGATCAGTCATAACTGATCAACAACGCCGCCCCGCTCCTGTTATTGATCTTGCGGCGTAAAGCCACGAGATGGAACAGGTAAGGCAGGAAATAGAGAAGCTCCGCCGTGAGTGAGCGGAGCTGAATAAGTAGAGTAGGTAAGGAGGGGCCCGAGGCCCCTTTTTTCTTTCATGAACTTATCTCCAAGGAGGAGACTATGAAATCTATCAAGCTGGCTGGCTATACATTCCGCTTCGTCAAATTAGACGAGTCTATAGGCATTAAAGTAGGAGCTGATTACTTATACCGTGTAGAATACTACACAGCATCAGCCTGCCAAGAACGTGCCATCGCTACCTTGGAAGAGGTAGTGGAAATAATAGACGGAGGGACTCATCCCTCTAAGGGGTACTACGAGGACATTCCGTCGGTAGATTGCTCTTACACTCGTCAGAAGTGGACTCCTGCATTGTTACGCATTCCCGTCCGCGTACGTCGTTGGCGGGACCAAAATGGGCTTGTCACTTCTCCTCTAGATGAAGCGGCTCGTCTAGAAGCCCGGTGCATCTACCTCTCTAACGGAGAGGTAGAGGTAGACATGACGCACCTAGTAGTAGAATGCCCTACTACTACGGAGCACTATGAGTGGCGTGAGGAGGAGGCCGCCGCTTACTACCGCGATATTATCGAGCGTGAGGTTATACCCGACTATCTACGCTGGGTAGAAGAGAAAACAGACAAAAAGCAAAAGGAAGAGGATAAGGCACAGGCGGAGGAAGCGTATCTTGCGTCTCCTGAGCACGCTAAACAAATGGCGGGCTACCAACCCGTCATTGACTTCCTTAACAAGAAGTCTTTTGACCTTAAGAAGATTGGAGAGAATGAGGCTCTCCGTTCACTTCTCAAATCAGGAGCCGTGGCATCTGCCGTCTATCGTTGGGGTGAATATTACCTAGCGGTAGATGGCAACCCCAAATGTCAGCTCAAGTACCTCATGCAATTGATCGAGCGACTGGGGTATCGGGCTAAGGCCAAGCCCGTGCTTCGTAAGAAATAGATAACAGAGGGACAGCAATGCACCTTTTTTCCTTCCTGTGAACACTAGTCCAAGAGAACAGCTCATGTTAAACTGCACCACTAATGTCACCGTAGCTGCTCGTGCTACTGCTGCTTACAATTACGAGTCTAGTGTGGCTCGTCAGAGCTGGGGTAGCCAGCATCGTGGTGGGACGGTGGTACGTAGTAGCCGTCACGTCTTCTACGGTCCTGGTGAGCCTGACAATGCTCGTTGGGATGCGGGCTTCTGGGGAGGTGGCTCCTTCCACCAAAGCTATAACCAGTCTAAACGTTGGCGTCGTTATCACGGCAAGGCGTTACGCCAAGCAGCTAAGAAGGCTGGACGTTGCCGTGGGGTGTAGGTAGTTAATTAGTAAGGGGAGCATATAGCTCCCCTTTTTCCTTTTAGTGACCTTTACTCTAGAAGGAGTATTATCATGTGCCCATATCAAACCTATCTGCACATTATCAACCATACCACTATCCAGTTACGTACAGTTGATGGTCCTGCGTGTCACATAGACCTGGATGGTCACCGCTGGTACGTTCTACCAGATGGTGACTTCGAGGTCATCACTCTAATAGACTAACACTATGGGGAGCTATATGCTCCCCTTTTTCCTTCTGGTGATTCATTAGTCCCAGGAGAGCATATGTACAAAATCCTAGCGGCGTCAATCTACGCCGCACTACAGGCGGCGGGCGTCTACGTCCACCCAACGACGTGGGCATTCATCTCGTATTATTTCATGGGCGGTCCTCAGCCCCCGACTCTATCTGAAGCCGACATCGCTAAGACACGCGATGCGGTAATACGAAACTTCAAGGCTCGTCTTAACGAAGAAGAAATCACCTCTCTCGCTGCTTCCGGAGGGCACGACAACTGGTAGTCTTCTTTAGCCGGGGCCATCGGTAACTTCAACTACCGCATTCTGGCGGTAGGTCCCGACACCATCAAGGTGGAGTGTCGTGACACGTGGAACTTCAATCCCAACTCCTATAACATGAAGCTACCTTGCCCGCCTCGTCTAGCGGGTATCCTATCTTCTCTGGCCAAGAAGGTAGGTATAGAGGTCTCCTACAATGGAGGAGAGATAATCGTCTGTGAAGAGCAGCTGGTCAAGCTCAATCCTGGCCGTGCCTTCACGACCGTATGGAAAGTAGAGATACCCACAGCGGAAGTAATTCCTGAGTGGGCTACTTACTGGGAGGTGGCTACCTGGGATGAGGGTAACTATGCATTCATCCGACCTCTCAAGTATGTATCCCTACCCCTCTGCCGCTACCAGCGGGGTGAAGGAGTCTATGTTGAACGGAACTACCATTCCGACATTGATTACGTGTCGATGTTAGAGGCGGGTTGGGCTCCCTCTGTAGATTTACCTGAATAATATTAGGGGGCTGCTAACCACAGCCCCTTTTTTCTTCTAGTGACAACCTGCCTCGCTCTAATGATGGAGGCTCGCGCTCTTTCCCATCAAGTGGAAGAGGAGGGGCACGCTCTCTTGCGTAGTCTGTAGCTAGTCGTGTAGTTAAGGGGCTGTTGGGTGGGCGGCCCCTTTTCTTTCTAGTGAACATTTACTCTAGGAGGTAAATCTATGTGCCCTTATCACACTTATCTTCACGTGTTGAATCGTTTGACGATTCAACGTCGGTCTGTAGATGGTCCAGCGTGTCATCTAGACCTTGATGGTCATCGCTGGTACGTTGTACCAGATGGTGATTTAGAGATTATTACTCTAATAGACTAATGCTATGGGCCCGCCTCTATCTTGAATAAGAAACAGAGACGGGCCCTCGTTTCTAAATGATAGCGTGTTAAAGAAAAGATAAATGAAGCTCAACGCCTTAGTTCGTTAAGTGCGCCAACAATTGGCCCCTTTTTCTTCTAGTGATCTATTAATCCTAGGAGAGATTATGAAATATACACTAGCTTACATAATTTCTGTTGTGGTAATTCTTGCCACTAATGCCGCTATCGTTGGTGGGGTATACGTAGGCATTTGTCATGGGGACTCCCCCGTGACGGCGTGCGAGATAGGTAAAGAGTAGTAGTTAAGGGGCCTGAGCGGGGGCCCCTTTTCTTTTAGTAGTTTTATACACCCAAGTATACACAATGAGAAACAACAACAATCAAGCCTCTAACTCCTCTAACTCCTCTAACCCTTCTAACCCCACCAACTCTACTGTGAAAAACTACGTATTTACTCTTAACGTAAGCAAGAGTGTCAACACTAAACCTGGCATTCTTGCTTACGTGCACAATGGCGCTATCAAACGCCGCTTGGATCTATCTAGCTACTGGCTAGAATTCCGGCTGATATCCAATAAGAACGGGGAGGTACCTCTCACTACCTCCGATGGCCGTAGCTTATCTACGTCCAAGTTTGTAGAGCGTCTGACCGGAGACGCCAGCGATGATATTATTATGTCTGTAGAGTTATCTACAGATTTCGAAGACGACTGGGAAAGCTCATCATGTGGAAGTGTAAAAGTTAGCTTCAACGCAGAAGACCTCTGCGTTGGACGCGAAACAGAATACAAGGGCACAATAACCCAGTACTTTCACCTTGAAGGTGCGGAGATACAACTTCATCGGGAAGTCATGCGCCCGAAGATAGACCCGTCTATACTGGACGGGTTTGAGGGGACGGCAAAATCTAACGTGGTAACTGTGGAACAATTACATAGTAAAGCGGCCGCCCGCAAACGCAAACGGGAGGCTGCTGCAACAGCTCGTGCAACTGCCGCAGCCGCAGCAGCAACAGAAGCAGCCGCAGCAGCAACAGCAGAAGCTACAACAGAAGCAGCCGCAGGTACTGTTGATAAAACACGTGCAGATATAAACGGTCTACTTGACTAAGTAAAAAGGGCCCTGCTTGGGCCCCTTTTTCTTTTAGTGGTTCTACATTACTAGTAATACCATGAATGTCAACTTTGTCTTCTTCCAATCTTTTGTAGCCTCTATCAGCGCCGCTATCGCAGGTACTCGCACTACTGCACGACGCGTAGGCCCTGGGCGCCGTGCCCAGCAGATAGCGAGCCGTCGCGCTAATCGCGTAGTACGCCGTCGCTCTCGTCGTATAGCGTCAGCCGGCCGCCCTATACGCTCCTTACCTCAAAGCCAACGCCCCTGCGTTGTAAAATCAGCACGGCGTGCGCTACGTCGTGCCGCAGCTGCCGCAGCCTCAGCCGCCCGCAAACACGTGTTACGCGGCCGTAACGTCGTAGACAAACTTGTCTTACAACAACGTAAGGCCAAACCTATACTGCGCGCTGTCAGTGCATTATTTACGCGTCCCTCGCGCCCCGCGCGTCCTACTAGCACCGGCACCGGCGCTAAAGCCGTTGCTACCGTAGTTAATAATGCTGCTGGTAGTATTATCGCTGCTCTTAATCAAGGCCGCGTAAACTACCGCGGCAACGGCCGCACTTGTGTGGGCAAGAAGTACAAAACTAAAAACGATAAAACGGCTTTATCTACCGCTAAAGCTGCTAAAGCTGCCAATAAAGCAGCACGCGTTAAACGTTGTGTGAGCGTTGTAATGCCAGAATTACCAAGTGACGTACCGGCTATCCGCATGATAGCCATAGGCAAACTATGCGGTGTCACCTTCGTACAAGGGAGCATAGCATCTTATTGTAATGGTGTCATCACTATACCCGACTACAACAATTTATACACAGTGACTCATGAGCTTGTTCACCACTGCCAAGCTCTAGGTCTTACTGAAGACCTAGAGTTTGGCGCTGTATCCAAAGCCGCCATGAAGGCTGGCTTCGCTCAATGGCATGCCACTAAATCGTTCTACGAGGGTACTGAACACGAGAACGACGAGTACGAAGCAGCCCTGCTTATGTACGACCCGGCGTTAGTGGCCCGCCTCTTATGCACCCACTACCTCATGGCCGCGTTTGTAGAAAGCGGAGCACCTGGTCCTGATGATACATGGATGGATGTAGTAGACAGTTTAGATCCTGCGATTTGTCGTGAAGTCGTAGGTCTCGATGATCGTGTACTCGGTTATAAGACCTATGGCGAATATGCTGAAGCCGTTGGATATGATGACACTAATACGTTATTAGACTGGGAATTCGTCTTTAACAATAGTGTCAACAACGATGATGCTGTTGCGCTAACCATTCAAGCAATTGATGGTCTTATTGGTGCGGCGCCCGCAGCAGTAACTCCTACCCGCCCGCTCTCTAACACAGGAGCCCCTACTAAGGGGTTAGAGAGTGATAGCTCCTCTACCAATACCACCAATGACCCTAGTACTATGAAAAGCATTATCGAGATGTTAATTCCTGACCCTAGTACTCTCGGTGGAGTCGTGTCTCCTAAGCAGGAGGCGCGCATCACGACAGCTCGTAAAGAGCTAGCCCGCTTGTTTGGGGCTAATAACTTCGACCTTCTGCCTGAAGGTCCGATTCTCTATGTCGTGTCTCCTAACAGCCGTATGTCTAAGAAGTTCCTTGCGCTTCTAGACCACCGTGTTGTTTACACCACAGACTCTAAGATGAATCCTAAGGTCATTAACTTAGGTGTGACTAAGTCTATTCCCTACGAAGCCGACAAGCATACCTATGCTACTAAGACCGAATGCTTAGTTAACATGTATAGTGAGCACTTCCTCACTAAGTTAGCTACGTGGTCTGGTGATGACCTGGCCGCTCTCGTAGGCTGTCTGTGTGTCAAGCAGCACCGTATTGTTAGTGTTGAGGGCCCCTGTGTTGTCATCAAGGGTAATAACCGCAGCACTACTTTCAACTTTAGTACAGGTACCGTCAATGATGGTCGTCAGCGTCGCATCGCTAATGAACTCGTCAAAGTCGGAGGCAAGGACTACAGTGGTCGTGTAGTCCTTGTGGCACTCTGTATGAAGGTAGCGTATAACGCCACTGGTGCGCGTGCTATCCTCAACGAGATAACCAACCTGTGGCGCGAGGACATCAACTACGGCGCTCAGCCTAAAGAGGGCCAATCTCTGTTTGAGATTAATCGCGGTATGAGTCGTCCTATCGTGTTCAAGCCTTGGGATAAGGCCTTCCCCTTCCTGCAAGTAGAGAACACTAATCTTGCTCCCAGCGATCTCGAATTGTCGCTCAAGGCCGGCATCATAGCAGCACCTGATAAGTACAATACAAAGTGGATCGCTGTAGGTAAGGGCGCCAAGGCCATGTTCCTTGGGCTTAAGGATGGTAAGATATACTCCATCCATGACTTCAGCAAGCCCACTAAGGTGTACAACCGTCCGCCTAGCTCGGGTAAATACACCCGTGCTGAGATCATAGATCGTCGTGATAGCCTACTTCGCGTTGATTTAGGTGATGGCGGCTATAGTTGTGGTGGTGGCCTCTATCTACGCACTGCATTCACCAATAGTCGCTTTGGCTTTGGCAGCGGTGTTGCTGCTATACGTCGCGACCTCGAGTTCGAATACACCGTACCGAAGACCATTACTAAGGAGTTTCACGTACTCCGTATTCCTAGCTCAGTTCGCGCTCTTATGGCTGCTGATCTAGATGACCCCACGAGTAAGCTCATAGAAGTCATAGAAGGTAAGATAGCGAAGGCAGAGGGCCAGGTTTATGCTCCTGGTAACCCTATCATCAGTATTATGCAGGGCAAGTACTGCATTGTCAAGAACGAGACGTTCGCGCAGGACATCCGCGTAATAGGCGGGACTGTCACGCGTAATGGCGTCGAGGGCCGCGCTGATAGCGTCACCATTCGACTTGAGACTGAAATGGTAGGGCGCGACCAGGTCCTCAAACTCCGCGGTCTAGGGAAGAAGCTTACCACTCTTCCCTATGACGTTAAAGGATTATCTCAACCCTGGGATATCATCCTGAATAACGAGACCACCAAGGGATGGCCCGCACTCATAGAGATGTTTGCCATTGAGAAGGGGGGCTGCACCTATACTCCCGAAGGTGCGCTTCTCACCATCGATGATACTGGTAAAGTCATTGATCTCATGGCTAAGACTAATGCCTTTACTGAGTGGGCTCGAGCCAACAGTGTTAAAGAGGTCATCTCCTTTGATATGGCCCGCGACCTGTGGGATTCCATCTCGTCTGTAGTCGCTAACGATGATATCAATGTAATCGATATAGACGATACCAGCGTCCGTATCGAAGAGACCGTCGAAGTTATATACGGCTATCTGCCGTACGATATCGAGATAGCTACTCCTCGTGAGTCCGTAGCATTCTCCAAGATGACTATGGAGCAGATCGGTATTGTGGCTCTACAGAACCGCGCTTGGGGCGAAGCGCTCATGAAGGAAGTTAAGTACGATAACGTTATGTCCATAGTTAGCATGATCACATCTAAAGACTGTGCTGCTTGTGTTAACATCAGCACTACTAAAGGGCGTGACCATCTACGGGGCATTATCGGTGTAGTTAACGACTACGTTTCTGATAGCACCCCCGGCAGTGACCGCGAGCTGCTAGGCCGTTTTGCTACCGCCTACCCCAATGGAGTGGATATCGTTGCCCAGAACAACGGCAATGAAGTCTCTCTTCATATCAATGGTAAGGCCTTGAGTGCATTCGGTACCTTCTCTGGCGCCTCCGCTACTGGCATTATGTTAGACCTTCTAACTCTGCTGGCTTACGTTACTGATGTAGGGATTGAAGACCAGAGTGGTTTGGATAGTAAAATCTACTCTATGACTGCTAAGGTCAGCCGTGGTTTACGCACATGGTGTAACACTATGGTTAAATCCCAGGGCATTCTGAAAAGTATAGCCCGCGCCGGCAATGTGGTCGTTGGTAAGGTCAAGACGAGCTATAGCCCACTGCTTCATAGCGCTGATGGCGTGCCTGTAATTCTCATGCACCCCGATTGCCCTATGGTGCGTATGCTTGGCGTTGAAGAGGGCCAGGTTATTGGGGTACAACGTACTCCTATGGGTTTCATCCTATGTGGCCGCGTCAAGTTCTCTACTACTGATGCCTTCGTCGCACACTATACGGTCAACCCCCTCCTATGGCACGCCGTTAACGAAGGTGATGCTGATGGTGATCAGTGCGGCGGCATTAATGCTCACAAGTATGGTATTAACGCTAAGAGTGCCCTCACTATCAATGCTAGTCTCATGGGCATGGGCGGCTACTTCTACTGCTACGAAGCAGATGACCTGCCGTTCTTCGCCTTCATGAGCTATGAAGATAAGATGGGCAAGAAATCCCTCACTAAATGGGATAAGGCTGTAGCTACTGCTATCGCTGTCAATAAGTACGTCAGCGACGCTGCTGAGGTGCATATGCACTACAAAGGGGCCGTAGGTGCTGGCTATGGTATCTGTTCCGCACTTGCCTTCCAGGCATGGGATAGTATGTACCGCGCTAGCGGCGTCGATACCGACGCACTCAAGGCGTGTGTTATAGCTTGGCGTTTCGTCTATGAAAACATGGGTCTCGGGGGCTATACCCCTGAGGCTAAGATCTTCATGGCGACCTTAGTACAGGCAGCCCGCGCCTGGGCTGCTGGCGTACCTATGTATAAGTCGGCGCAAGACAGGTTATACTACTCTGCCAACTCTACTAAGCTTGCGGATACGGATCGCCAAGGAAGTGGTGTACCTCCTGCTCAGGCTATGGCTGGCCTTATGCCTGCTAAACTAGCTAAGGAGCCCGCGGTAATCTACCAGCTTATAAAGGCTCGTGCCCGTACTCTCACATACGGTGCTCTCGAACGGGGCAACTTCACTCGCGAGGGCCTTATCATGTCGTCTGCCATATACGGAGCCTTCCGTCGTACTGGCCAGGGCTATGATCCTGTGGCTCCTATGACCCAGGATGACGCAGCTAGTTATGGCGCTGATGAGATCGTTCCAGTTAGTGTGTTCCAAATGGTAAGTGAGTTCCAACTCTCTAATCATGTCAGGAACCCCCAGCTCAAGCAGCTGTTGGAAATCGCAACTGCTGTACATCTCGACCTCGGCGACTACAAACTAGAGCTCGCTGAAGCTGAAGATCATCCTGATTTCTAATTACAATGGGGTCATATGACCCCTGGGGGCCACCTGGCCCCTTTTTCTTTTAGTGGAGCTCTTCCCTCCATATGATAGGTAGTATCCAGTATTGCTCATGACAGCGAATGTTACTAGCGGCGGCTTATGCTCGTGACGGCGAATTCTATTAGCGGTGGCAATAAACTATCTGTTATGCGTACTCCCTAAGGATCCAGCAAGAGCTGCGTTAGTTTCATTAGCCACTCCCTTTCAGAAGAGCTATTATCGCGATAGCTACCATAGCTATATTAGCCACTCCCCAACGGAGGGGCTTGTGTCGCACTAGTCGCGATAGCTACACTAGCTGCACTAGCCACTCCCCAGCGGAGGAGCTTATGGTGCTCGAGCTGCGAAAGTAGCCGATGCCACTCCCCAACGGAGGGACATAACCTCTAATTATTACCTATTAACTTATTAGCCATGAGACCATCACGCACTACCGCCAAAGCCACTCGCTCAGCTGTGGACGCATTTAAGGCAGCGGAACCTAAACCACAGGAACCAGTCAAGGCGTTTATGCTATACTCAATAGCATTTACGACTAAATACCAAGGGCGTATCTGGAACAGAGAATGCGCCGATGGGACTGTCCGATTAGTGGGCACAGTTACGAAGATTAGTAATGTCACCCACCAGGGCTCCCCTATTGACAATGGCCAGTTAGCTGGTCTTACGGTAGAAGTCCGGGTAACACCGGACCAATTTGAAACCATTACTGATAATATCGCAGATATGATGGGAGGGGGCGTTTCCATCCTATTTGAAGTCGGAGAGCCCAGCTTCTCCGTACTAACCGTAAATGGGATGGATACCCATAGTATCACATTCTACTCCTGCGGGATAGAGGGAATGGAAGTAAATAAGACATCTATCGGCGGCCTAGGCTTTGAATCAAAGCCCGCGATGGATGCCTGGCTCTTAGCAGCGCGGTCTCAGAATAATGCTCGGCAGGAGCGCCGGCAATTAGAACGTACTTCCCGACTCGCTGCTGCACGAGCAGCAGCGGATGCAGCAGGTAACGATGCAGAGTGGGCGGCCCCTGCCGCAAGCACCAATCCTATGGAATAAGAATCAGCTGACCTTATCGGAGGTCGGCCGATATACGCCTCTCTACTGGTAGAGGGGCGTGTATACCATTCTACTACAGAGAGATCGAGGGACTACCCGAACCCCAGGAAGGAGTTTATTACATCGTATCCGGGTTGGTGGCCGCCGCGGCCGCTAAGATAGGTCGCGTGGACTGTTTAGCCCCCCGGGGCATTAGTCCAGGATAAATCTAACCCTGGGACTGTTTTAGGGTGCCTGTTTTTACAAAAGTCTTAAGTTAGTTATCAGCTATCAGATGTCAAGATTTAATCTTAGAGGTGTTATGCTGTCATTTGAAGAGTTTCAGGGTACCTCAAAAAAAGAATTGCTGTCATTTGAAGAGTTTCAGAGTCACGTTTTAGAGATATTTAATGCCTCTAAAGAGGAGTGTAAGTTTTGCTCTTCTTCTTATCATTTCTTGGCATTAATTAATTACACTGGCTGCCAGTGGTTATTTTTTACAGTCAAATACTCAATAGACCCTGACGCTTGCAGTTATGGCCGTTGGAGTGTCGTAAAAGAAAAAGACAAAGGTTCGGATTCTTTAGTAGAAGCAATAGAAATTGTTTCGCAAAAAACAGAAATTGCTGTTTTTAAAAAATAGAAAAGTAATTAGTTATCAGTTATCAGCTAACAATTATTTAGGAGTCAAAAGAATGGTCGTTAACGCCACGCCTGATGTAATCACCCTCGTCTCTAGACAGGGGGTCGAGCAAGACTCCAAGAACCAGTTTCTCGCTGAAACTGTTGAAATTCTCAAAGAGATCCCTCCGTCGGGGATTCTCCCACGAGTTTCAATAGTCACGGGGGAAATCGATGGTATTGCCATCGAGTCCATTGTTTACGGAGAGATCGAGGGACTACCCGAACCCCAGGAAGGGGTTTATTACATCGTGTTAGGGTTGGTGGCCGCCGCGGCCGCTAAGATAGGTCGCGTGGACTGCCTTACCCCTGGAGGGTTAGTCCGGGATAAATCTAACCCTGGGACTGTAGGGTACCTGTTTTTACAAAAGCTCTAGATTGGTTATCAGCAATCAGATAATAGAGGCTATGTTGTCATGTTGTCATATGAAGAGTTTCAGAATAGCGTATCAGCAGAGAAACAACTGCTGTCATTTGAAGAGTTTCAGAGTCACGTTTTAAAGGTATTTAATGCCTCTGAAGAAGAATGTGATTTCTCTAATTTTTCATATGCCTTCTACGCAGAAGTCAGCTACCAAAAATACCAGTGGTTACAGTTTGTGGTTAGATACATAACAGACTCTGAAAGCTGTTATTATGGCCGCTGGATTTGTGTTAAAAGATACGACAAGGCCTGTAAGACTATTTCGGATTCCTTAAATCAAGGAATAAAGGCCCTTGAGCGGCAGACAGAGGAAAGCATCAAAGAAGAGATTGATGTTTTTAAACGCTTAGAGAAGTAATCGGTTAGTAAAACCTATCAGGAGTAAAAAATGAGCCTCTGCTTATCCTGCTCCCGTCGTAAAGATCAAGACCCATGTATGGGTCAATTCAGTGACGGGCACTACTACTGGTGGACCCCAGTAGTCCAGTCCGAATTGGAGAAGGTACCGTCTTGGGTACGGGATAAAGAAGTCTATTCTGTCAAAGAGTGCTTCCGATGGAAAGAAAACCCTTAAGTGCCTTAATGCTATGTGCAATGGCACTGGTCGGCGTAGCTGCATTCGCTGACGTAGCATCTAACCTATCGAAGGCAAGGCCTTCCGTATGTAGTGCTAATAGTGACAAGGTAGTAGATAGAGTTCGGGTGGTCGCATTCACCGATCCCTTGCTTGCCTCTAATAAGAGAGGCTGTTATGTATATGTGCCCTTAGATGGGCCCCCGCCTGAGATAGGCGAGTGGTTAACTATACAAGGTGATATAGAGAATGGTGAGTTAAAGGGCACTTATAACCGTACTTATCTAGACTACGATAGTGTGAGTAGCCCTAGGCTCAAGAAGCGGTTCCTCAGAATAGAGGAGCCCTTACGGGAGACCGAGCCTGGTTCTGGTTACTATGCTATAACTAACCTAAGTCTAAAAATAGATGCGCTCGACGTGCGGGCCATCAATCATGCGTTACAACACGGCGGTGTCGTATATGCCATCATCGAATGGGACGAGGGCATAGTTCATACTATGACCTTCGTTGACGAGACCGAGTTCAATGAGGCCATAAAACGTGCTAGATACAGTGCTCGCCCTTATACTAGGGAATAGGCCCCCGCCCATACCAGTGGGCCTATGCGATATAAGGCGCCATAATGGCTCCTACGTGACAATTGAGAAGGCCTGGGCTAAGAGCACTACATACTCTAACCCTCTCCTACCCAACCATGCCTACGTCCTCCTATACGAGGGTGCGGGCACTAGCAGGTGCAGTATACTTATCCTGGCTAGGGGAGTACGCAGCGGTAGGTTTATACAAGTAACGGGTAACGTTAGTAACGGCACGTTAATTAACGTTACCATCATTACCTTAAATGGGTAAGTCACATGACAATCGTATTAGCGTTGATGGCCCTCATAGTATCTCTGATACCATATCTTAGTATCGAGATACTGCTAATGGCCCTTATGCCGCTGATAAGCGGTGATAACGCGATGGGCGTATTAGCTATAGTGATAGTTGGCACTATCACCAGTGAGGCCCGCATGAGTAACCCGGCCTTCACTGGTATGCGAGTAGTTACCGCCACTAGCGGATATGACGCATCGGCCTCGCTGCTAATACGAATCACCAGCCTAATTGGGGGCATAGTAGCCAGTCTAGGCATAATAGTTATGGACCAATACCTCGGTGTATCTCATATGTGGATAACGCCATTAATGATGGCCATCTTCATATTAGTGCAGTGCTGGAGCCGCGCCGAGATGGTAGGTCTAGCCGTTATCACGGCTATCTTCCTATGGTTCCTGCATAGTCAGCCCCACGCTACTACCATCCTGGGTATGGGGGGCTACGTTATGGCCAGCCTAATATGCCCCGCTAGACGTAAGACTGGGGACTGTGAGACCAGCAATGCACTGAGCATCGCTATGTCGCTAGGACCATTCCTCGCTATTGGGTTACCTGTAGCCGCAGCCGCCCCCGATGGTAAGACTGAATCTTATCTCGAGGCCGTTGTGCGGGGCATATCATTGGGACTAGTCATGTTAGGTAATAGTAGCGGGCGAGATGCCATGAGCTCCTACCTGGCCCTAACGGATGTAAACCAATTCCATTGGCCCGCCTTCGTCGGCGCAGTAGTGTTACTGACGCCCCTATTCTTATCAGCCTATTGGCTGACCATCTGGATGATAAGGAGCCCCATGTGGCAACGTTGGTTACACGCCGGCCCCACTCGCCTTATCAATCTAGGTGTAACGGCGGCCGCGCTGGTCGTGTTGATGGCATCGGCTCACGTTAGTATTCTATTCCTACCGGGGGCCGTATGTCTAGGACTGATGTATATGGTAGGGGAGATATCAGGGATAGATAAGATGCTACCCTTCCCCATACTAATAGTCGTCAGTTATATAAGCCAATGGGGCTCCTAGTATCCCATTGTCGATGCCCCAGTGGGGCACTAGGGGCATCGACTGCGGCCTAATCGGCGGCACTGGGTGTACCCATCCATTAACCACACCATGGGAGAGCTATATGGAGCCTATAGAATTAGATGCGCGTCACGTAGCGTATCTATCACTGTTCATGTTCATGGTGGCCGTGCTGGTCATCACACATAGTGTAGCGGTACTAGTAATCGTAGCATTCCTGGCCCGCGCGCTCTATCTATCGAGCTCCAAGCGGAGCAATGCGCGTATCATACTATCACCTAATGGTGTAGAGAGTCGAGTAGGTAACTCAATTTACTGGGGGGTAGGGAATGTCTGATTATCCAATCGATCTGTATAGCCTGGAAATTAAACCACGCCATCGAGAGCTGGTGGTCAGAGTGCGCGAGGCACGACCGCAGATGAGGAAGGCCCCCGCAGGGGGGACGAGTCGTCAAGTCTGGCCGTATCACGGAGCCCGTCGCATAGAAGAGTGGCCGCACTACTAAGAGACCCCAATCAATTAACCAACTAACCGAGGTATATTATGAAACTCAAGATCAAATTGACGCGCAGCAACGCAACCCGGCAAGTAACACTTACTACTAGCCCTAAGAATGGCAACACGGTGCTAACCGGCACCGTGGTAGACGCTAGTAATTATCAGTTGAACCTGTCAGATGGTAGCCTCGTTGATGTCAGTGAGCGGGCCATTGGGCTGACTGTTAATCTAGTATTCAGACCACAAGATACTGATACTATAGCCAATCACATAGCTGATGGTTACCGTATCCATGGGAATGGCAGTCCATTCATCACAATGGTGATTGATTGTAAAACTAAGAAGCCCGCAGCCGGGGGCAATATAATCATCATGGGGGACGACATTGCGTCAATTGACTATGAAGCATGGAATGACGATACTTTCGTGAATGAGCGCGAGCTAGATATGCTCTTCAATAAGGAGGCAGAAACTAAGGGGGCAAGTGGAGCAGCGCGTGAAGCAAGTGCTCCTACTTCAGGTGCTCCCAACTGGTTCAGCCGTAAGGTAACTCTCCAAGAGAGACTCTAATAGAGAGCTAGAGTATAAATTACACGGCCTGCCGCGGGGAAGAATGGTCGCAAGGACCCTCTACCTAGTAGAGGGTTACCCCATCAAATAATTAAGTAGGACTGCCATGAAACCAAGAATGAAACTAAGAATCAAATTAACCCGTTCGAATGAAACCAAACAAGTTACATTTACGACTAGCCGCAGCGGCAATGCCGTGTTAACTGGAACTTGCGTTGAAGCGCAAGACTATCATTTGAAGTTAGCAAACGGCCGTTCTATCGACGTCAGTGAACGGGCCACTGGGCTAACTGTCAACCTAGTGTTCCCGCATAGCAATTATATAGCCAAGGACATAGCCGATGGCTACAAGATGTATGGGAATAATAGCCCATTCATTGTAATGGTGATTGAATGTAAAACCAAAAAACCCACGGCTGAGGGTAATATCATAATCATGGAGGACGACATTGACTCCGTTTATTATGAGGCCTGGAGTAGTGATGACACCCTTGTGAATGAGGAAGAGATAAATAGGCTCTTCAATAAGAAGGCAGGAACTAAGGGAGCAAGTGGAGCAGCGTATGAAGCAAGTGCTCCCGACTGTTTCAACCATGTAACTCTCCAGTACTAATAGAGAACTAGAGTAGCCTAGCTATAAATTACTTGGCCCGCGGCTACTAGCGGGTCAACCCCGCCCATAGCAGAGGGCGTGTAATACATTGAGTAAACTAAACACAGCACTAGAGGTAATAGCAGAATGGTTAGAGGAGTATGGCCCGGCCCATCTCCCCATTCTAATGCGATACGCCTTACTAGAGAGATACACATTAACGAAGGCCCGAGAGATGGGGCACGATATTAATATATGTACGACAGCGTTCAAGAGCCTATGGACAGAGGCCAATGATGAAGGTATACAGATAGCGAGATTACTGAGGAGGTATCTAGAGGGAGGAGGGGAAGTAGAATACTTCCGAGAGAGGCCCGACTTAGTAGAAGCGATGAGCTGTTTCATGGCCCTAGGGGACATAGAGTTTTACAGAGAGTTAGACGATAAGATAATGAAGGCTGCTACAGAGAGAGCAGCGCGGGCCAGCAGTACAAGACTAAATAAATCATATGCAAACTAAATATACAATACGAGCCACAGACGGTAGATACCTGGCCCCCATTACTATAGAGGAGGCAGAGGAGCTAGAGAGGAGCGGTATAATCAGGCCAGATGGAGAGGGGGGTTACATGATGGTGGCAGACAGCGCGTTTGCCGTCAGTCAGTACGTGATCTATGATTGTCAGCGGCTATGTGATGACCTATTCGAGGAGGGGCCCGTCGTAATTGAGAGAACAGCTTCAAGATAGGTGCGTGCAACAGCATCACGCGCAGGCGGCCTGCTCCCTCCGGAAGATATCAAGTAGGGGGTCGATAGTAGATCTAAGGCCGGCCAAGAGATGACGAGCTGCATCAGTAGGTAGGCCCCGCCACCAGCGCTGCACCCTCTCCTGAGCCCAATCGAGGCCCAATCGCGTCATAGTGCGCTGTAGTGTGCGCTCGAGCAGGTGGGTGAACTGAGCGAGGGGGCGTATATCACCGCTATCGGTACCGTAGTGCACTACCCACTGAGCGGGGTCAGCGATAACCTCAGGATTCTGAGTAGCGTGGGCCAGAAGCTTATTCTCGATGGGGCTCACGTACCAGAGATTACCATAGTCGTTGTTAGAGGTATCACCATCGAGGTGATGTACTTCCATGAGGCCCGCGCGGCAGACCTCACCACGGCGTTCTCGTCTCCAACCAGCGGCGGGCCGCCTATCAATGTAGAGGACTATCTGGTGAACATATACCAGCTCCTTACGGAGGTTAGTGCAGTGGAACGCGAAGAAGCGACAGTGCTCGAGGTAATCGAATAGCCGCTTATTCTCCTTAGCGAGGACGTACTGGTAGCCACTGGCATTGGTGTGAATAGTGGCAGCCGCGAGATAGCGGCGGGCCCCACCTAGCATAATATGCATGGCGTGGTAAGATGGGCGAGGTTCGAATCCGCTACTTGATTTTGTTTCCATGTGCCTCCATGTGCTATAATAGAGAGGTTTCTATGTGTAATTATGCCGGGCAGCCCCCACGAGATAGGCTCCCGGCATTTACTTATCCCTGCGGCCGGCCCCTCCTCGATCCCCCCCTCCATCGGAGGCCGGGGAAGGGGGAAGGGGGGCCCCAGGGATAAGTAAATGAAAATGCCCTACAGATGCATATCCCCCCTCCATCGGAGGCCGGGACGCCATCTATAGGGCATTTGATTATCCGTTGATCGCGGGTCCCCCCCTCCATCGGAGGCCGGGGTCGCAATCTAGGGATAGGTTCAACCTACTGGCCAGATATTCAGTAGGTCTAGATCATGCTCACTGGCCAGATATTCAGTGAGCACTAGCATATATACATTATACATCAAAATTATCGTCGTGGCAATAATGCCGATGTACTAATTAACGAGGAAGGCCCGGGCTCTAGGAGGTAATTACCGTTACCTAGTACAACCCTCGATGGCCATAAGTGGTGCTATCTGGGCACCGGCCGCATCTCTGTGAAGGGGGGGTGATTATTAAGACTAATTTTGTGGATATGCTAGCAAGATGGGCCTAAATAGTCTAGCAGCCGCACCTCTATAATCCAATACATCCATTATACCACGCCGCTGCAGTGGTGTCAACCCCAACATTGAGGATACAGTCAACTAACATAAGGCCCGCGGTATAACGGTACGCGGCCGGTGTAGCTCAGTATTGAGGCCATACTGTCACGATGGTGGGCCCTGCTACGGTATAAGGAACCGGTGTAGCTCAGCTCAACTACTGTCATATACTAATGCATATGGGGCCCGCGATGTTATAACACAGTGGGCCCTGCGGTAGAGGGGGGCCCGCCTGATTATAGAGCGGCCCTCCCTCCTCGTGGACTATCAATATAAGGAAGACAAGGACAGGACGACTGAACTATGTTGATCGTGTAGGTATTACCGCCAACCCTTCCGTGGTGGCCCCCCTCCTTATAACCACTCCCATAAGGGTGAGGGGCAGAGCAGGTATAGAACAGGGACTATCCGCGGGCCCCAATGAGAATAATGGACACAATAGTGCCATACGATAGTCTAGGCGGCCAAATAATAGTATATATATGCCAATATAATGGAACAGCTGATGAATAATGAGAGTAATGAGCTAGATTACGCTAAGGAGCGATTAGATACACCTGGGCGCCTATCAATTACAGTGAGGGGGCGCTCCTATTACTACCCAGCCCGTAAGAGGTGGCGGGCCAGAGGAAGCAATAAAGAATATAATTCACACTCTATCGACCACCTAGTAAAGTTCCTCTCCAAATACACTTAATTAACTAACGGCCCGCCACAGGCCCACAACAGCTAATCAGAGGGGGCCGTTAGTTAATTAGTAGGGCCCATCCTGGAGTTTCAATCCCTAGTAGGGATTAAGTTAGCTGTTGTGGGCCTGTGGCGGGCCCCCCCGCGTTATCGGGGAGGCCAATAATTTATTGGTTACAGCGTCTAATAAACAACTTCACCCAATTGGGGGAATCGCCAAGGGCGGTTTATATGTCATCCTGAGGAGAGGATAGGCCTAACTCCCTTACGGGAGTCCCTCCCCCCAGTCGGTCGCTGCTCCGTGGCTCTCATTACCTGCGTGCGCTGCCCCCTCCCGCCTGCAAGGGGTCATCCCCTCCGCCCCGTGTGGGGCCACATACCTATCGGTATGCCGTTTGACTTACCTGCCATCATCACCTTATCGATGGTAGGTGGGTGTCGGGTACCCAGGTGGTAGTGAGGCAGTCCTGGCCTCATTCCCTTCGTGCTCTCGTGAGTTAGGGGCACGGCGTACGCAGTATAAAGCTTCGCCTTACGTCTGCAGATGTTACACATGCGTGTATTATAGCACAGGGCCCCCACCCTGTCAATACCCTATTAATTAAAATGGATGAGCCCATGAATAATGAAAACTTCCCTGAGTTTGATCACGCTAAGGAGTGCCTAGATAAACACGGCATTAAATGGTCCTCTGTTGGTAATGGGTCCCTACTCATTAACGTTAAGGGCCGCTTCTACTACTACTATCCGACGCGTAACCGCTGGCGGGCCAAGGGCTCGAATAAGGAATATAGTATCCGTTCCATTGATTATCTAATAGAGCTTCTAAGTAAATAACCGTCATTGATTAACCTGAGCATAAACAACGTAGATATCAAGGCGCGCCACATTAACTCAGACTTATTCTGCTGTGTAGACGACTTACAGCGACTATGTGCTGCGGGCCCGGCCGATTACAGTAACAGTGCCTTATACTATCGTGTAGAAGACGCACAGCTGCTATACGCGGGCCAGACTAATTTCACTGTGGGAGCGTAGCGCTGAGCTACGTAATAGATACCAGTGTAGAAGCATACGGTGAATTCGAGCCTAACGCAGTTGTGATTAGTTCAAGAACGAGAAGATCAAGGTCAATAGCGTGATAAGCTACCGTGTAGAGTTATAGTGCGGGCCCGCACTATCCATGGCCCTCGAGCAAGTAATAGCTCAATATGAGGGGTGATAAGCCCGCGGGCCACTACTACGGGTTAGGGGCCTTAGCACAAGCGAGGCCTCCCATAGGAGCACCTACTAAATAATAGACTATGAGACCACAGCTACGGTCTCCCAATAAGCAGAATTGGCCGATTGGTATAGGCACCGTCCTCATAAGACGGCTTAAAGTGGTTCGATTCCGCTATTCTGCATACAGCGTTAGGGCAAAACCCACAACGCTATATAAGAATAGTTTATCAATGACTATCAAAGTGCCATTCTACCCCCTGAGACAAACCTATTAACTATTGATTGTAATCTATGCTAGCGTCACTTAGTATATAGTGTAGTATTGTATATTGATAAGTTATACTTATCAATTAAATATTCCACAGCTTCTCTCACCTCAGATAAATATGCCCATAACATACAGTTAGAGTATGTAACAATTCAAACAATAATAATTGTGGTTTTTAATACAGCGATGAAAATACGGCAAATATCGCCATATTTAACCATATTTAAATAAACATTAAGCTATCAAATGCGAGCCAGAGAGATAGACAAGAGTAAGTAGTAGGGAGTCCCCACTTAATTATTAAGGAGATAATTGCATGTCAATAACAGTATTAGCATTAAATGCAGTCTTTACCGTGTACATAGTATTCCTGATGTATCTAATTCCTAAAGTAGGGCCCCGCGATAGATGGGGCCTTGTCGCGTTAATATACGTCATAGCGCTGGTATGGGTATCAATCATGTCTGCTGGAGAGCCCGCCGACGATACATGTAGTAGTGTGTTACACTACTCTACATCTAGGCTATAACACTGTAGACTTAATAGTTGTAGTATATAGAACGAGGCCCGCGCCATAATAACGAGGCCCGCGCCACAATAAGGATAGGTAGAATGATGTAACCGACTCCACTATCCTGCATACGGTAAACCTTATAGAGGATTAAACTCAGGAGGAAGATGGTGATTTTATTGCTTTCGCAGATTGGTGGATTAATCTTCCTTGTAATTTTGCTTAACAGGCTGTTACATAGTTTCTATGTAGCGGCGTGGGACAGGAATACAAAGAGGTTAATCAGAAAGGGTAAGTAACGGGCATACTAGATAAACGCGGCCCCCCAGTTAGGGTCGCACCACAAGCAGGATTGGCCGATAGGTGGAGGCACCGTCCTCATAAGACGGCTTAGAGCGGTTCGATCCCGCTATCCTGCATTCAGAATTAATATAGGCCCCCCCATTAGGGATACAATCTACAATACTAAGGAGAGCTATGAAAGTATTAACCTCTTACGCCTTATATCCATCACCAGACGAACAGATCAACATTAAGAAGTACGCGTGCTTCACAAAGCACATCATCAGCGTAGAGATTAATATGGTGATGTGGCCCAATAATGAGGCCCGCAGTGCCCAGCTGATGAGATACCTGTTCGACACACTGAAGCTACAGTATACAGAACACGAGGATGGGTTTATGATCAGATTGCATAAGTTAGTATATACTGATGGCTCTACGGCACTAATAGTGCCAACGGCATATACAGATAAACTACTACGTTGATAAGAGGCGTGTATACGGCACAGTATAGTATATCACGAGGGGCCCGCCTCACTCTCAACTACATACAATCAATCCCCTCCCTCCCTGCCAGCAGGGAGGGAGGGATATCAATAGCCAATCAGCTCCATAAGCGGGGTAGCATCTCCTTGCACTTATGTATATACCAATGACCTTCAGCAGGAGTGTTATCTAGTGCTTCTTGGAATAGCATATCGCGCAACTGTCGTACAGTCATAAATGAAACAGGCTCGTGCAATAGACGTTGTGCTTGAGGGGTAATGCTGGGCCCCACAAATATGAACTCAACTGGCGTGTCGAAGTGGTTAGTGGCCAGTTCTATATAACCCTTATCAGCTATAGTAGATACTACGTCCTCTACGCCAATAGGGTTAATCTTAATCTCAATGACCTGTGTCTTACCATTACTAGAACGGCATAGATCAAAGCGACGAGTGCGGGCCCGACTCTCTAGTGTGTTGATTACTGTTAACTCCCTAGTGAAGGGGTTAGTAGTATAACTAGCTAATAATACTAGATCCATCTGTATCTCAAGCTCAGAGTTATAAGTGGGGCCTACGTTACGTATAGATGGTGCAGGTATTGTCTTACTTCCCTCTACACTGCGAGAGAGAGTGGGGCCCAGCCTAATGTTATTATAGAGAGCTATGCGCCCATAAGCCGCTGTCCAATTACATACCCATAAGTGATTATTATAGTAATTGACATCGTAATAAGTATATAGTGCTCTTTGAAATAGTTTAATAGCTACAGCATCTAATTTAATCAAACGCGGTTTAGGTAGGCCAGGTTTATCTGCCCAGGCGCGCACAATAGGGTTAAATAAGTTCCTGACATTGCTAACCGACATCTTGAGTCTTTGCGCTATTTCAGGCATTAAGAAGTAAGCATCTTTACCGTCTCTATCAGGTACCCAGGTAAGTTCGTATTCATCAACCCAATGAACTAATTGATCTAGTATAGGGCCCGCGCAATTAGGGTACTCCTTAAGTATGGCCGTAGATAAATCTGGTAGTGCAACTGGCATATTTAAATTCTAAAGTAACTATTCTAATAATAGCATACAACTATTAATAGCACACGAGTCAATTTGTGTGCTATTAATTAAACAGATAGTTACTCTATAATCTTCCTATGCGGCTGTATGATTAGCATTCATTATATCAAGCATTCTATCTGCTTCTAGAATATCACTCTACTGCTCGCTGTTTAGAAGCATGCACTGACACTCCCCGTCTTTTTAGAGCGGGGATTCTTGGTTCACAGAGATTACTTGCTTAGACAGAATTGCTTCTGAAAAAGTAGAGAAGGCGCGTTTTTGATTTGCAGAAAGTACCTTTTTATCAATCCTCTAACCCTGAGATTGTCACCAGCTATATCATGTCTTCTGGATTAAGTGGATGGGATGATATTTAAAATTAGATACATTACACCCAATTACTAGGTAAAGGTCGAGTCGTCCTAAAAGGATGATTTGTAGGAAGCCGCGAACCTATTCCCGCTTCCCAGGCGAAATGCCCTTCAAGGACTTGCCTTCTAGTAGCACTCAAATCACTAGGTACAATAAATACTGTCGCTTTCAAAACAGGATTGTATCGAGTAAAGAGAGTACTAGCTCCTATTATTAGAGGGCTGGTTCCTAGATTAGTCCTTAATGTTTGGGTGAAAGAAAAAAGTCCGTCCGCAGCACCATTCCCCCAAGATTCGATTCTATTATTAGTAATTGTGGCTACAAAAAGGTGAGTTTCATTCAAAGAATAACTCACGGCTCCACTGCCATCATAATTAGGTTGTCCACTCGTACTCGTGCAATAAATCGCACTTCTTAAGTTATTTTTGATTAATAAAGTATACCCAGCGGTAATACCGGATACATCTCCATAAAAATCTAGCAAAGAACTATAAGGCACATAACTTGAAGCCCGAAAGAGGACAAATATCGTGAGTGGGTATTGATAAGCCCATGCTTCAGGAATCCTTTGCAAACGATCATTTACCCCATCAAAAGATAAACTTCCTCGGCTATTAATTCCGTTTGACAAAAAACTTGGACGAAAATTAACAAAGCCGCCAGAAAAATTTCTGCCAAATCCACTTTTGTCCGCCCAGATTCCATTTGAATAAGTAGCTGAATCAAATCCATCTAGCCACAGCAAAGGACTGGCTATAAGAGGATTAAATAACTGAGGACTGGCATCAATTATTAGCATAGCTAGTTAAAAAGTGCTGTTATTTTAAGGATATCTTGACTTAACAATTGAGATAACAAATTGTCGTCATTGAATTGTTCTGTCACTGCTTGTAAAATTGCCGATTCAGCAATCGGATTTAATTTCCCTTCATTATCAACAGAAACCGCAAGTCTTGGGGTTTCTCCGAACACAGCGGCGGTCATGCCTAACTTAGCTACATTTAACTTAACATAAGGATTAAAAACGATCATTTCTGACAAAATCCTTTTGTAAACATAAACCTTGACGGATTGATCATTAATCAAGCTAGGCTTAATCTGGCTATCAAAGAAAGCTTGATTAGTTGATACTTCATTAAAAGTCCCAGCTACATTTGTTAAAGCAATTTGGTATCTTTCCAAATAATCAGGGCTATTTAAAAATAAACTTTGAGCGGTCAAGCTATTAGACATAATTATCCTCGTGAATATTCAAATGTTAAGCCAACGTCAACGGGTCCACTTGTAAAAGAAGCAAATTCGATTCGTATCTGTTGAGCAGCAGTGATTAATTGCCCATTACCACTAACTGAATGATTCGTAGGGCTTGTCGTGATCGTTCTGCTGCCTAATCCCGGAATCGTAGTAAAACTCGCCCCACTACCAAAAAGCAGGTTAACTACAGCACTTCCGCTAGATCCTGTTAAAGTATTTTGAGCGTTTACAATCCTCAGTAACGTTATATTCTCCGTGTAAAAAATAGGCAAAGTAATGGCCACACTGCCAGTGTTTGCACCTCGCAATAAAAAAGGTTCTCGCTGAATGCGTGCATCTCCATCGTTTAGTTTGTGAGCAACGCTACCAGTTTGATCACTACAAAATAAATCAAACCCGTCACCCGTTCTGACAAAATAAAGAGTATTTGCTTGTAACGCGGGCAAACTGCTGATTACTTTTTGTGCTCTAAATTCACTCATCTTACCAAGCTACACTATTCCAGCCTGTTGTAGGAAGCAAATTGCTATAAGTTAACAAGCCATTAGCATTTTCCCCAATTTTATCAAGCTGAGTTTTATTGGTATGGGTATGGCTATTACTCACGGCCGCATCAATAGCAGAAGCCGAGCTAGTTGGTCGACCTTGAATATTTGCCCACTGCAAAACTAAATCCATTGATTCAGCTTCGTTTAATTTAATCCAAGAAGTCGTAGAAAATCGGTACAAATAAGTGGCTGCACCACTTGTTACTGTGGAATCTCCAGTTGCATTTAACACTAAAACCTGAGTGTCTCTGGTGAGTGTCGAAGCTAAAGCATTTCTTGCTGCTATATCAGCTACGACTGGCATTTCCCCGCCTAAACCAGAAATCGAAGCGTTAATTAATGCCTGAATATCAGTGTCAGTGAGAACTCTTTTGGCAGAAGAGCCAGTAGCATCGGAAACGTAAATTTCGACATAATTCGGCTTTGATGCCGGAGCTACAAAATATATCGCATAAGGCTGAAGAGTTCCAGGGAGTGCCGTTTCTCGAAATGCTTTAAAAGTTGTCATAAATTCTACCAGTTAGTGCTATTCCATTGTTTTTTTAAGCTTTCTAGCCAGTCTTGTTCAGTTCCAACAAAACCGTTGCTCAGGGCTACTTGATAAGCGGATAGCCCAATAGGGCCCTGTAGTTGTCCGCCATTAATCCACTCTATACCCGACCAAGTGTAAAGAATACCTTGAATTAGGTAACCATGTCCTATAGAGGGGTTAGTAGGCAGATCGCCTGCAGAATTAAGATTACCTTTAATTAATAGAGGCGGACCAGGCGGGCCAGGAGGAACATCTTTAAGCACTAATGCACTTAGTCGCTGTTCTCCCTGAAGGCTACCTATCTTGTCACGTATACCAATAGCACTAGCAGCCTCTGATAGATTACCTCCATCTACAGCGATGAGGTCGCTGGGCGTATCCGTTATTACTATAGTAATTGGTGGGCTCATAAGAGACATCGTTGATTGTAATTTACACATACAGGATTAGGCAGGTATTAGGCAGGCACGCACTAACTAAAACTATGCGTGGCTAGTTTTATAACAAAGGCTATTCACACAAAACACGGTCATAATATGACTGACGTTCTAGATTACACCACTATCTATGTTTCAGAGCTAGTTATGGTTCCTGCGGGAGGTTTAGCTCGTGGCATCCACGACACACTCTACAGCGTGACGGCTTTAGTTGATTTGTCTCTAGAGTTGCCGACGGCGAAAGAGATATACGATGCTTACAAACACAATAACGCTCATTTCAGCGTAGAGGCTATAAAAGGTGGCTATCACTTTTACAGCATTTAGTAACAAGCAATTAAGTCAAAACGGGAATAATTTCCCGTTTTATGTTAACACTAGCATTAACAAAGATTATGAACATATACAAAAGATTGGGCGCAAAAACGGTATCGTTAGCTAATATGTGGAACGCAAAACCTCCTTTTATCGGGGAAGACGGTAATCCCTGTGAAAAAACTATAAAATGGGCATTAAGCAAACAAGGTTTTGTCGATACAGATAATATTAAGTTTGATTCTTGGTGTTCTTTAAAAGATGTCTGGACGGATTCTGTTGTCGCTGTCGTTCCTGCTACGGCTACTAGAAATGAAGAAACGATCTACTTGCATCCTAGTCTTAGCGGTATCTTAGGGGAGTTTTACGCTGAATGTTGCCGGGTCGATAGTCAAGAAATTATTATCGGACCATATCAACCACATCAAATAGAAAAAGCTTTTGATGACTGCATAGAAAAAGCGCAAGATGTACTTGAGTACATCAAAAGTAAGTGTATTTATACCAAAGGTGCTAATCTTGATAAAAGATTTACTTTTTTACATGATGATGGCTGGTATTGCGATGGTATAAAAGTTGTTTTTTTGCCTGTTAATTTTAATTGTCTTCCATCAATTAAAGGATTTTTCTTTTTACCTCAAGAGTGATTTGCAACTTTATAATCTTAATTATGTTTCTTAGATCAGAAGATTTTGAAGTTTTAAAATCTTCTGTCTTAAATATTGTTAAGTTACAAGATCACTCTCTATCAGACGTACCGCTGACAAGAATAGCTTTAATCTGTGATAAGCATCCTGAGATAATCAAAAAGCAAGGGATTAACAGAAATAATTCTCTCAAATAGTTGATATTTCTGGGAGAATATCGTAAGACAGGATCAAGTAAACAAACACACAAGAGGTAACAAGACATGACTTCTATTAATTTTTACGAAAGAACGACGCTTATCAAGCGTATCGAAAACAATCTCAATGAAATTAACCAAAGATATTTTGAGGGAGGCCACGTGATATTATCAGTGACTGATAACGGTGATTACCTCACTGTCAAAAAACAAGGTGTTTACTTAGCAGGTTATGATACTCAAAAGCTTTTTGACGCTCTAGAAGATTTTAGTGAAGAAGTTCGGGAGTTTCTTTTTCCTTATGACCTGTGGGACTATTTAGATTATTGCAAGTACACGCCAGAAAATCAGGAATCTGACAATAAATTAAAAACCGATGATGAATTATCGCTCTCTGACAGTGTCGATATGCTGCTGAGTAAACCTGAACCTGTACCTATAGATGAATCTTCTGGACTGCATGATTGGACTGTTAGTTTAATACGCCACTCACAAACTATACATACCAAAGCTTCTACCTTAAGCAAATTAGTTGAGGAACTAGAAACAAAAAATGAAATTCTGGAGAAAAAAATCAAGAATTAGAGCAGAGCAAAGAATACAACGAAGCATGGATTGGCAACTTAAAACAAAAAGTTCACGATTTAGAATCCTCGGTTTGGCTACTGCAACAGGAAAATAAGCGACTAAAAAATGAATCAGAGGAATGGAAAGAGCATTTTATGGATATTTATGGCTTTGCTGACAGTATAGAAATTAGTTAGATGCCAGTTTCCAGTTATCAGTTATCATCCATCAAAAACAAAACTAGGAGTAAGAAATGACAATTAAAATTGAAATGGTAGAGGTACCACCAAGTCAGGATCAAAAAATCAGTAGTTTTGCGATTGGTAAATATCCAGTGACTCAGGAACAATATGAAGCAGTAATGGGAACCAATCCCTCTTGGTTTCAAGACAATCCTCAAAATCCAGTGGAAAGTGTAAGTTGGAACAATGCCCAAGTTTTTTGTCAGAAATTGAGTGAAATGACCGGCAAAACTTATCGCTTACCGACAGAAGCGGAATGGGAGTATGCTTGCCGTGCGGGAACTGATACTGTCTATTATTTTGGTAATGATGCTAATCAATTAGGAGATTACGCTTGGTATTGGGGAAATTCTCAGGAAACAACCCATCCTGTAGGGCAAAAATTACCTAATGCTTGGGGACTCTATGATATGCACGGCAATATTGAGGAGTGGTGCCAAGAAGTTGTGCTGCGGGGCGGTTCCTGGGCCGACTTTCCTAATAACTGCCGTACCGCGATTCGCGACTTCTTTAACGTCCGCCGCAACGACAACTTCAACGCTTACGGTTTTCGGGTAGTTTGTGATAATTAGTTACTAATCAATTATTTATCAGTTATATCTTAGGAGTAAAAATAATGATTAAAATTGAAATGGTAGAGATACCATCAAGTCAGGATCAAGGAATTAGTAGTTTTGCGATTGGGAAATATCCAATTACTCAGGCGCAATATGAAGCAGTAATGGGAAACAATCCCTCTCGGTTTCAAAACAATCCCCAAAATCCGGTAGAAAAGGTTAGTTGGAATGATGCTCAAGCCTTTTGCCAAAAATTGAGTCAAATAACCGGGAAAACCTATCGCCTCCCCACAGAAGCGGAATGGGAGTATGCTTGTCGTGCAGGGACTACTACTCGCTTTTATTTCGGTGATGATGCTAATCAATTAGAAGATTACGCTTGGTATTACGCAAATTCTCAGGGGACAACTCATTCTGTGGGACAGAAAAAACCCAATGCTTGGGGACTTTATGACATGAGCGGCAATGTTTGGGAGTGGTGCGAAGACGGCGTGAATCGGGGGGGTTCTTGGTACAGCGATCCTGATCTCTGCCGTTCCGCTTACTGCCATTACGACAACTATCGCCGCGACTACCAAAACAACAATCTCGGTTTTCGGGTAGTCTGTGACAATTAGTCAATTATTAGTTATCAGCAGTAAAAATAATGATCATTCAACAAGTCACTTTTCTCGCTAAAGACTTTGACGATACTGAATATCAATTTAGTGGCACCCTGTTTCCTAATGGTGCTGTAATGGTATCTTACGCTCACACAAACGACGGTTGGTTTGAGAGTCTTGAAAGTGTTGACGCTTGTGGAAATGCAAGTGTAGTCAATTGGGAACTAGGGAAAAAGTCTAGAATGTCAAGGGCTTCTGTAAGAGAATCCCTAAAAGGTGCTGTGCGAGAATTTGGATCGGACAAAGGCACAAAAAAAGGATTTAAGTTGCTTTGATTATCTTTTAGCGTCAGTTGGTTATTAGTTATCAGTAAAAACAAAGCTAGGAGTAAAAATGATGATTAAAATTGAAATGGTAGAGGTACCATCAAGTCAGGATCAAAAAATCGGTAGTTTTGAGATTGGTAAATATCCAGTGACTCAGGAGCAATATCAGGCGGTAATGGGAGTTAATCCATCTTATTTTCAAGGTAATCCGCAAAATCCAGTAGAAATGGTTAGTTGGGAAGACGCTCAAGCCTTTTGCATAAAATTAAATGGAGTGACTAGCCATAAGTATCGTCTCCCTACACAAGAGGAATGGGAATATGCCTGTCGTGCTGGGACTACTACTGACTATTATTTCGGAGATGATGCTAATCAATTAGGAGATTACGCCTGGTACGAAGACAACTCTGGGCTGATAACCTATCCTGTAGGCGCAGCAAAATCACCTAATGCTTGGCTGATAACCCATCCTGTAGGGCAAAAATTACCTAATGCTTGGGGACTCTATGACATGATTGGCAACGTCTGGGAATGGTGTGAAGATGGTTGTCTGCGGGGCGGTTCCTGGAACGACCTTCCTTATTTATGCCGTTCCGCGAATCGCGACAGCAGCCCTCCCAGCGGGCTCCGCTTCAACAATGGCGGTTTTCGGGTAGTACAAACTATTAGACCAACACTATTAGCTGAAGAGATGTGGGAAGCGCAGTTACCTGAACCGTATAAAGATATGATTTTATCTGAAGTAGTAGAATATCTAGAGACTATGCAGACTAAAGAGGAAAAAGAGAAGTTTATAACTGCTATATACTGGTCAGGGTTTCAAGCGTGTCTGGATGATTAAGATGATTAGGGTAGGGCCCCTCCCAAAAAGTTAGCTATCAGTTGTTAAAATAAAGCACTTAGGAGTAAGAAATGGCAATTAAAATGGTAGAGATACCAGCGAGTCAAGAAATTAAAAGTTTTAGGATTGGCAAATATCCAGTGACTCAGGTACAATATCAGGCGGTAATGGGAGTTAATCCATCTTATTTTCAAGGTAATCCTCAAAATCCAGTAGAAAATGTCAGCTATGATGATGCTGAAACTTTTTGCCAGAAATTAAGTAAAGCAACAGGGAAACAATATCGCTTACCAACGGAGGCTGAATGGGAATATGCCTATCGTGCGGGGACAACTAGCGACTATTATGGAGATTATGCTTGGTATAAAGGAAATTCTCAGCAGACAACTCATCCTGTAGGACAGAAGAAGCCCAATGCTTGGGGACTTTATGATATGCGCGGCAACGTCTGGGAATGGTGCCAGCAGGTTGTAATACGAGGCGGTTCCTACTGCACCGATCCTCTTAACTTCCGTTCGTTTCGCATCGACTACATACGCCGCGGCAGCCGCTACGACAGTATCGGTTTTCGAGTGGCAGAAACTATTAGACCAATACTATTAGCTGAGGAGATGTGGGAAGCACAGTTGCCTGAACCGTATAAAGACATGATTTTATTTGAAGTAATAGAATACCTAGAGAATCTACAGACTAAAGAGGAAAAAGGAAAGCTTCTGACCGCTATATACTGGTCTGGTTTTCAAACGTCTCTGGATCACATAGATGATTACAGTTCTTAACTCTGCGTTCGCTTGGCTATCAGCTATTAGTTGTCAACTAACAATTATTTAGAAGCAAAAATGAGTGATACAGATTTTATTCGAGAAGTTGAAGAACTGCATCTGCGTCTTGCTGATGCAGATACAGATGATCTGGTTGAATTAGCTAAACTTGCGGGTTTGGACCCTAAACTCGCAATTCAGATTGAAATGGTAAAAGTTCCTGACGCAACTTTTGCAATAGGAAAATATCCAGTGACTCAGGCACAATATGAAGCGGTAATAGGAACTAATCCTTCCCACTTTCAAGGCAATCCTCAGAATCCAGTGGAAAGTGTTAGTTATAACAATGCCATAGCTTTTTGTCAAGAACTAAGTCAAGTGACTGGTAAGAATTACCGCTTACCCACAGAATCAGAGTGGGAATATGCTTGCCGCGCGGGGACTACTACTCGCTGGTATTTTGGTAATAATTATCGCCAATCAGGAGATTACGCTTGGTATGGTGGAAATTCTGAAGACACAACTCATCCTGTAGGACAAAAATTACCTAATGCTTGGGGATTATACGATATGAGTGGCAATGTTTACGAATGGTGTCAAAGTGAAATACTACGGGGTGGCTCCTATCTATCCCATGATGGATGTTGCGACTCTACGTTTTGCATAAACTCTTTCGGTGACTTCAAATACTGCACTAATGGTTTTCGGGTAGTCTGTGACAATTAGCAACTAATCAATTAATTATCAGTTATCAGTTATTAGTTGCTATCAACAACTTAACAGGAGTAAAAAATATGTTGCAGGATATAGCTCATTATCGACTAAGTTTTTTGAAAATGACCGAATTAAGAAAATTAGCATCTGAATATGGACTTCCAACACAACGATGGAATCGGACAATTTTAATTGCCGAACTTAGCAAGGTTATAGACTGGACGACACTGCCAAAACCTAAAACAACAGTTGACTGGTTTAAATTTTAGTTATCAGTAGTTAGTTATCATCCGTCAAAAACAAAATACTTAGGAGTAAAATGACAATTAAAATTGAAATGGTAGAAATACCAGCAAGTCAAGATCAAGGAATTAGTAGTTTTAAAATTGGTAAATATACAATAACTCAGGCACAATATGAAGCGGTAATAGGAACTAATCCTTCCCATTTTCAAGGCAATCCTCAGAATCCAGTGGAAAGTGTTAGTTATGATGATGCTCAAGTTTTTTGTCAAAAATTAAGTCAAATAACAGGAAAAACCTATCGCCTACCGACGGAAGCGGAATGGGAATATGCCTGTCGTGCAGGAACTACTACTAAGTATTATTTCGGTGATGATGTCAATCAGTTAGAAGATTACGCTTGGTATTGCGGAAATTCTGAGGGTACAACTCATCCCGTAGGATTAAAGCTATCCAATGCCTGGGGATTGTACGATATGCACGGTAACGTTTGGGAATGGTGTATTGATAAGTGTCTGCGGGGCGGTTCCTGGGGCGACATTCCTTATTTCTGCCGTTCCGTGATTAGCGATGACTTCGGCCACGGCGACAGCCTCAACACTCTCGGTTTTCGGGTAGTCTGTGACAATTAGTTACTAATCAGTTATTTATCAGTTATCAGTTATCAGTTATCAGTTATCAGTTATCAGTTATTATCGACAAATCAACAAGAGTAAAAATATGTTGCAGGATATAGCTCATTATCGACTAAGTTTCCTAAAAATGACCGAATTAAGAAAATTAGCATATGAATACAGGATTCCAAAACAACAATGGAATCGAACGATTTTAATTGCCGAACTTAGCAAGGTTATCGACTGGACGACACTGCCAAAACCTAAAACAACAGTTGACTGGTTTAAATTTTAGTTATCAGTAGTTAGTTATCATCCGTCAAAAACAAAATACTTAGGAGTAAAATGACAATTAAAATTGAAATGGT